TTGCCCAGGTAGTGCGTGAGAAGTTGCCGCGCATCCAGCAGTGTGGGGAATACGACGCCACCGACGTTGATCCCGTAGCAGAGTACCGCAACCTTTGGGAATCCATCAACGGCCCTGGCACTTGGGACGCCAACCCGTGGGTCTGGGTGGTCGAGTTCCGTCGCGTTAAAGGCGGTGCAGCATGAAGTCAAACACCGATCACGTCGTAATGGACACGCGCACCCAAGAATTTCGCTGCCAACACTGCGGCGCAACGTACCTTCCGAATTTGCCGGCGCCAATCTCGATGTTTGTGGCCATGACCAAGGAATTCACGAAGGCGCACCGCAAATGCAAACCCAAACTACCAACCAAGGAGATCGTATGAAATTCAAAAGACCACCGCTGACCTTTGACGAAATCATGGACCGAGCCTTTCAAGTGCTCAAGGTTCTGATCGGCCTGAGCATCCTCGCGGCCATCTGGATTGTGCTCTATTTCATCCACGTTGGATACATCCACTGATGGCCTGCGATGCCTGCAAACGCGCACAACAGGCAGTATCAGGGCATTACCGCCTGAATTGCCTCGAGTGCTGCGTTCGCCTGGTGCTGAGCGCCAGGCCGAACCGGGAGGCGGCCAAGGCCATGTTGGCCGTGATCGAGATGAAGCGCAGTGAGACGATCACCCGCGAAACTGTAATCAACGAAATCAAGAAACGATTGGAGAAGAACGCATGAACGAAGGTTACTACTGTGTAGTGTGCGGCAGGTTCATTGAGGCAAATGAGAGCGGCGTGATTGTGCACGACGACATACCGCATCCCCCCGAAATGGATTTTAACGACGAGGAAAAACCGCAATGACACCAAAAGAAATTAACGACCTGAAAAAAGAGCACAACCGCCTTATGGCTGAAGGCCAGGACGCCTATGCCAAAGTCATGGATTTGCAGGAAAAATGCACTTCGCTGCAACGCCAGATCAAAGACGCAGAGGGCGACGACTATGACCCCATCCCGCTGATCTTTGGCGCGGGATTCTGGATAGACCCAAACCTATGAACCGCGACGACATTATCCGCATGGCGGTGGAAGCTGGCTTGTACAGCGGCAACCCGAGAACACCTGGAACCGAGAACATGATCGTGCGCCGCCTCGAACGCTTTGCCAACCTAGTCGCCGCAGCCGAGCGTGAAGCGTGTGCGAAGTTGGTTGGAGAATGGGACACGGCAATAACGGACAAGATAGCCGCCGCAATCCGAGCAAGGGGTTCCTCGGCCTAGACTGGTTGCCAAATCGAACCACTGGTGATTTTATGGTCCCATAGCAGACCGATTCGGAGCATCAGCATGGATCGCCTCTTGAGACTTCGTGACGTTATGGACCGCACCGGCATGGGCAAGTCCACCGTCTACCGGAAGATCGCCCAAGGCCTTTTCCCGGCACCCGTCAGCGTCGGCGGCCAATCCGTCCGCTGGCGGGAGTCCGAGATCAATCAATGGATGGCAGCCCTTACCCGGGCCGCCTAGCGTCGAGATAGTTCGACCACCAGATCATCATGTCCCGCCTGCTTGGCAGCCATTCGGCCGCGTTGTATGCGCCCCGCACCTCGTTGTCCTCGACGTGGGCCAGTTGCCGCTCAATCCAATCGCGGTTGAAATGCGCCTCGTTCAGGATGGTCGAGGCCATGCTGCGGAACCCGTGAACCGTGAGCTTTGAGTGATAGCCCATGCGATACAGGGCAAAGATCATCGTGTTCTGACTCATGACGCCCCGGCCATTGGCGCCTGGGAACAAATAGAAAGCGTCGTTCAGCGCCCGGATCTCGCGCAAGATCGCAACCGCCTGCGGCGAGAGCGGGACAAGATGCTCCCGCCCCATCTTCATGCGCTCTTTGGGAATCCGCCAAAGCGGCTCCGGCCCGTCGAGACCCTCGAATTCCGGCCAGGCCGCATACCGGGTTTCCGACGTGCGCACGAAGGTATGCAGGGTCAACAGCAGGGCGAGCCGGGTCTGATGCTCGCCGTCGTAGGCGTTGATGGTCTCGATGAGGGCCGGGATGTCGGCCGCTTTGAGGGAAGCAAAGTGCTTGACCTTGGGCTTTGGTTTGAGCGCGTCACCCACGTCGGCGGCCGGGTTGTGCCTGGCCTTTCCCTCGGCAATCGCAAACCGGAACACGGAGCCAATCGACTGGCGCAGCCGCTTCGAGATGTCGAGAGCGCCGCGTGCCTCGACCTTGCGCAACAGCTCGAGGATTTCAGGGGCTTCGATCTCGGTTATCGGCTTTGAGCCGATCTGCGGAAATACGTCGCGCTCGATGCGGCTTAAGACGCGATCGGCATGAGCCTTGACCCACCCGCTCTTTTCGTTGTCGTGCCAGCGCCGGGCGATGTCCTCGAAGGTGTTGCCGGGCTTCGGCTCCTGCCTGACGCCAGGATCTTTGCCGGCAGCCAAGAGCTTCTTGGCGTCGTCTCGCTTGCCTCGGGCCTCGGACAATGACACCGCCGGATAGGGGCCAAACGAGATGGCCTTCTGCTTGCCGCCGAACCGATAGCCAAGCCGCCAGGATTTGCCGCCCGTCGGCAAAACCAGCAGGTACAGCCCGCCGCCGTCACTGAGTTTCTTTTGCTTCTCGCCGGGCTTCTCGTTCCGGCACTTGGCTTCGCTGAGGGGCATGCTGGTCAATCCGGCGTTGGTCGCTGACCAGCAGAAATTAACCAGCATCGTGACCAACAGCAAATGGCGACGCTTCGGGACCGTCTGGCACCGCCTAGAACGCTAAGTCATTGGAAATCCAGGGCGAGCCGGTCCGATTGGGACAAAATAAAACCCCTTGGGAAGGGGGCTTGGTAGCGGAGGAGGCTTCCTTTCTTTTGGCATAAGCCTCTGATCTACCTTCATTTTTTGGATTGTCGGTCAGCCATTGACCACCAAATTGACCAGCAAGACAGTGAGACGCTGTGACACGGATTGGGAGTGAATAACCCCCGTCTTTCCGGGGTGTCCACCGTATCACGAGCCGGAGATCCCATGCGGTAAGCCCGCTACGGCTGCGGATGTTGCTCACCGTCCGCTGGAGGTCAAGCCGAGAAAAGCCCGAAACTCGGCCAACAGCGTAAGTCTAACCCGCCAGGCAAAAAAAAGCCCCCGCCGCGATGGCAGGGGCAATGGCGGCGAGTGAGCTCGCCAGGAGGAGACATCATAGCCAGATGTAATTCTATCACCTATCAATAGTTCTTTGATATGATCGGAGACATGGACAAGACTAGCACTTCGTCATGATCTCCTTTTGCCGTGTATCTCAGCAGAGACACAGGGCGGCACTTGAGCGCTTGCAGAAGATCTGCCTGCCTCACGACAAACCTTACTTTGCAGCAGGCTGGTACTGGATCGGATATGACGGCGAAAAGCCTGTGGCTTTTTGTGTCGTCTCTCCGTCCTTGCGGTGGAGCGACACCGTTTACCTGGCCAGAGCAGGCGTAATCCCTGAATACCGGGGCATGGGCCTGCAAAAGCGCATGATCGGCCTGCGCGAGCGGTTTGCCAGGCGCAAAGGCTTCGTCTGGTCGCTGACCGACACCACCAACAATCCAGCCAGTTCCAATAGTCTGATCGCCAGGGGCTACCGGCTTTTCGATCCGTCGAAGCCGTGGGCCTACGGCTACAGCCTGTACTGGCGCAAAAAACTTTAGGGGGAAAAATGGCGCAAAAACCAGTTCCAACGCATATTTTGCAGCAGGCAGTGGATACCTATTACAAGGTCGGCTCAAACAAAGAGCGAGCCGCTCGAGAGCTCGGCATTCCGGCGAACACGTTGAGGGCCAGACTTGATACCGCGCAGCGACTCAACATCAAGCCTTCCGATGAGCTTCAGAAAGACGCCAAAAAAAATCAGGCGCTCGAGCTCTCGATCCTGCGCGATCAGGTCAGGCAATTGAACCTTCAGATCCATACGCAGCACAAGGAAGGCCTGAGCGAGGAATTCATCAAGCGCAAGATTTTCAAGTTGGCCGAGAAAAAGGTCGAGCCGCCGGAATGGCTGGTGCGGGAACCCAAAGGCTCGAATGTCACCGGCGTCCCTACCCTTCTGGCATCGGACTGGCACTGGGGCGAGGTCGTGGACCCCAACCAGGTCAACGGGGTCAACGATTACAACATCGCCATCGCCCGGCAGCGGGCCAGGACCATGATCGAGGTCGCAGTCGATCTGCTCAAGAACCACATCGCCCACAAGAACTATCCGGGCATCGTGTTTGCCCTTGGCGGCGATATGGTCAGCGGCGACATCCACGAGGAACTCAGCGCCACCAATGAAAAAGAGATCATGCCCACGGTCATCGACCTGTGGGCTACGCTGGTCTGGTGCATCGAGACGCTGGCCGACGAATTCGGCGCTGTGTTTGTGCCCTGCGTCAGCGGCAATCACGGCCGGAACACCCACAAGATCCGCGCCAAGGGGCGCAATTTCACGTCATTCGACTGGCTCTGCTATCAATTTCTGGCCAAGCGTTTTGAGAACGACAAGCGGGTGCGGTTCCTAATTCCGGACGGATCGGACGCCCATTACCAGATCTACGGCCACAAATACGTGCTTACGCATGGGGACCAGTTCAGAGGCGGAGATGGAATGATCGGAGCGCTTGGCCCCATCATTCGCGGCGACCACAAAAAGCGATCACGCAACGCCCAGATCGACATGGAATACGACACCCTTCTGCTCGGACACTGGCACCAGCTCATCCAGCTTCAACGGCTGATCGTAAACGGCAGCCTCAAGGGGTACGACGAGTACGCTTATCAAAACAATTTCGGCTTCGAGCCGCCGCGCCAGGCGCTCTGGATCACGCACCCAACCCACGGCATTACCTTTTCGGCGCCGGTGCTCGTCGATCGGTTGCCGGGGAAGAAGGACTCGGCCTGGATTAGCTGGAAATAACTAGCGGTGGCGCCGGTTGTAGAACCGGCGAATGACGTACTGACGGATGATGGACACGGCGGTGTAGAGCCAGCCGATCCAGAAATTCTCGGCCATCGTGAAGCTCGCGCCGACGAGCGGCAGAAACAGGTAGTTGGCCACATAGTTGACCGAGAACCCGATGACGATGTTGGTCCAGGCCTCGATCATCGACTGCTTACGGGTCTGCCCTGCCCCCTGGTTGCTGCTCATGCAGGCGTGCCAGGTAAACCCCACCACAAAGAGCAACGACGCCAGGCCGAGCGCCGTCAATAGGCTCACTTCGAGTCCTCGATGGTGTAGTGGCGCGGCGTCTTGTCGGCGTAACGGTCGATAATCTCGGCCGAGAGCGCGTTGAGCGCGTCATAGAACGTCTCGGAGCGCGGCGGCCTGTCATCGGTGAGCATCCCCTGGTGCATGGCGTCGCGCAGGACCGTCATGCAGGCAAGCAGCTTGGTGATATGGGACAAACCCGAATCCCGGTCGATGTCCTCGCCCTCCCACCACGACATCAGGTGGCGCATGGCGGCATCGTAGTAGACGGAGGCGCGGACGCCGGAGGCGCGGTAGTTGTGCCTGCCGTACTTGCAGCTTCCTTCCAGCATGGCCACGCCGATTTCGGCAATCACGTTGGCCGGTACGGTCGAGAGTGGAGACTTGCGAATTCCTATCGCGTCTTTGGGGTTGGTGTCTTTTCGGTCATCCATAATTATTTGAGGCAGACATTCCTTACGTAACTCTGCAAACCAACAAGCCTGTCCTTGATTATCTGAGCATCGCTTGCCATTCCAACAAGCGCTTGCGCACATTCTCCGAATAACTTTCTTTCGACGGTGGCTCCATAAGCTCTGCGCTCGGTGGCGGGATCTTGGCTGGCTGCACGATCACGGGAGGCGAGTGCGTCGCGCAAGCGCTCAAGCTCAGAGTTAGCAAGAGCGGCATCAGAAGCCGCTTTCTTTTTGGTTTCGGCATATTCGGCCTCGGCTTTCTGTTTGGCTTCTTGAAGGGATTGCTCCTTGGCGCGGGCTTCCTGCTCGGCCTTGATGGCGGCTTGCGACTGCCGGATGATCTCGGCATCGAGCCTGGCCTGGACCACTGCCTTGCCGTGGCGGTAGGCAAAGCCATGAGTGACGCCCAAAATCGCGATCAGAGCCGCAGCGGACGCAAGCATGACGATCTGCCTTGCGGCGATCACTGCTGCGCCTCCATGCACTTCTTGTGGCTCGCCAGGCGGCGCTCCCACAGGCCCCAACAGATCTTGTTGCCGGCAATCGAGCAGTCCTGCTGCCCTACCCTTTTGAACAGCAAGATGGCGTCACAGGCGCCCTTGTAGTCGCCTGCGTTTAAGCGCTTGACCATGGTGCTCGAACAGAACGCGCCCGGCCCGATGTTGTAGAACATATCCACGTAGACATCATACTCTTGCTGCGACAGCGGTGCCCGGACGCATTGCTTCATCCTGGCCTCGCCCTTCTGGACGTAATCCATCTTGCGCACGAGCGCGGCCACCGGGGTAATCTTGTCGCCCATCTGAACCGCGCTGCCGTCGGGCCTGGTCGTGGAGCCAAAGCCATAGGTCGGCACATCGCCTTTGGTCGGGATGATGGCGCGGTCGGTAAAGCCCTCATTGACGGCCATGGTCACAAGGCCAGCAGCGGACAGCGACAAAGCCGCAATGGCAATCTTCGGGTGCTTCATGGCAGGTCTTTCTGAGCGACGATCCGGGCGACGAAGGCACCGGCGACGGCAAAGAAACTGAGCCCGGCAAAGACGCCAGGCGGGAATGAGCGATGGAAGAATGGGAGGATGGCCTCGAGGCCGGAGAGAAATCCGGCGAGAGCAATGAAGCGGACGCTCCATGCCTTCTTGATGATGTCACGCCAGTTACCGTTCAACTTCACAGCAGTCCAACCTTCTTTGCGACAAAGACGAACACAGAAAAAATGATGGCCAGAACGGCTCTATCCATCCAAATCTTTGTGCGATCGGTCTCGGGAACACGGTTTTCCAGGGCGGTGACTCGTCTCTCAAGGGTTTCGAGAACCTTGAAAGCACGTTCCTGGGCTTCTGCGGATTGCCCCTGGCGTTCTTCAACGAGGGCTAGTCTGGTGATGGCGACCGATAGCTCTTTGAGGACTGCACGCAGCTCGGAAACATCATCGTGCATTGCCTCGACACGATGGTTCAGGATCGCAAGTGTCGGATCTTGAAACGGAGATCTGGGGTCATTTGCCATGCCGACACCCCAGAACCGATAAAATCCACACCCAAACGCGGGTAATAAATGAATAAGGGGACGGTGGGAGATCTGAACCATCCGGCGCGTTGCTTTTTTTCATAGTGATGACCCACCCTCAACTGACATGGTGAGATTTTACCTCTAGTGGTTATAGTTTGGAACCACAAAATTTCCATAATCGCCTCCCGGTTTGCGTCAATCCATGTCAAGGTCATTAGTGCAATGCGGTACTGATTGGTGCGAAACGGGAGACGCGGATGGTTAACATCACCCCACGCCGGAAGGTGCGCCCGGACCAAAAACCACGCAAGAAAGCGGATGGCGCGCCCTGGTCCAAGGGAGATCCCACGCGCAAGATCGGCTTGAACACCCCGATTCCGGAGCCGCTGATGCTGCAATTGGACTGGCTTATCGAGAACAAGGTGATTTTCTCGAAGGCGTCTTTTATTCGCGAGGTGGTGTCAAAGGCCGCCGAGGAAGAAATAAAGCGGGCCCTGCGGGTGCGCGAAGCCGTGAAGCGCATGGGCAAGGAATGATAGGATCACACCATGAGCGATAAACCCATCCGCGACATCGAGATCGCGTTTCAGTTCCCGGCGCAGACATCGCGGACAGCCCGAGCCAGGATTGCCCGGCTCGGTGTCCTCTACATCATCGCCTACGTCGCGCTGGTCCTACTCATCGTCCTCATCTAGCCCGAACACGCCGCGCAGTTCCTCAGCCGAGCCCCTGGCAGCCTTGCGCTCCTGGCCCCACGTCGATTTAACGCCTTCCATTTCACGCGCCACGCGGTTGCGGATCGCCCGCACGCCGATCTTGATAACCTGCTCGGGATCGGCCTTGGCGTTGTGCTCGTCGATGTCGGCATAGATTTCGTCGAGGCGCTGATCGAGCTCCCTGAGCTTCTCGGGATCTTCAGTCCGATCCATCTCGGCAATGGTTTTGGCGATCTTGTTGGTGTAGCTGCGCTTCAACCCGTCAACGGCTGTCTCCTGGCGGCGCTGCGCGTACTCATAATCGCGCACGTCCGTCACAATCGACGGCTGGAAGCCGGTTGCCCGCATGGCCAGGTCGGCCCCCGATAAGTCCTCCGGCGCAAGGATGCGGTTGCCCTGCTTGTCCCTGACGCCATCAACCTTCCAGCCACCGGACACGATCATGTTCTTCATGAAGTTTGGCGTAAACTCCGCCACGGCTCCCGCGTAATCCCCGGACGACCCCTTCTCAAACGCTCGTGTCGGGCGGCCGATCAGCATATCGAACGGGATACCGGCTGCGGCGAGTGGCGAATCCGGCACCACATTGCCCATACCAACCCGCGTCATGTCCACGCCAAGCGGGTAGCTCACGCCCTTGGAGACGATCTGCCCGATGGCGTTGCTGCCCGACGTTCTGGCAATCCAGGCGCGAAGCTCGGTCTTGAGATCGAGATCCTTCTTGGTGATCTGCTTGTAGATCGCCTCGAGCAGCTTGCGAAGATCCTCCGCACCAGGCAATCCCCAAAGACCGGCCATTGCGTAAAGGGCCATGATCGAGGATGCCGCCGCAAACTTGCCGGAGCGACCATGCAGGGCCGTCATGCGGTACCAGGCTTCAAAGGTCTGAAGCATGAAGCCCTTAAACTGCATGATGGCGGAGCCGACGCCACGCATCATGGTCGGGCGGTTGGCCTTGCCCATGCGGTATTGCGACTCGTCAATGGCCCATTCGGCAAAGTTTTTCGGCGTCCAGTTGCGTCCCAGGACCGTCTGGCGGGCAAGCGCATCGCCGCCAAGGGTCTTGGTTGCACTCTCCCGGACAGCCCGCTTATCGGCCAGGCGTGCGGCCGCGATGAACGTCACCAGGCGGTTCATGCGCTCGGCAAACGTGAAGGCCACCGCGACAACCTGGGTTGCCGTGTTGAACGCCTTGACGCCTTTTCGAGTACCGACGTTGCGCTGCCGGGCCGTCATCATCAGGTCGAAGGTTTCGAGCGGAACGAAAGCCCCTTCGGCCCAGGCCTCTTTCAGAGCCTCGCGCACGTCTGCCGGAGCCTTGTTGGGATCGAACATATCGAGCCCAACGCGAGACGGCTTGCCCAACATGGCGATGGCGTCTTTGTACGCCCTGACGGTTTCCTTGACGACCAGCGGGACCGGGGCAACCTGAGAAAGGGTCGGCACCGTCATGAGCGGCACCTGCGTCAGGTTGGCAAAGGCCGTGGCCATGACACCGGCGATGTACGAGAAGAAACCGATCTGGCGCACCATCGCCAGTTCTTCCTGCGGGTTGTTCACATACTCCCGGTATTTCGAGGCGTACTGGAACAGCTTGGGCTTTGCCTCAACCGCCGACACCGTGTTATCCCACCGCTTCATGTGCTGGCGGCGCGAAAGGTAGCCGGCCATGCCGATCACGTAGTCCGAGATCGATCGCTCAAAGTCTCCGGTGTATCCGGGCACGTTGTCGGAATGAAAGAAGTGCTTGCGGAAGCTGCGGGCCTTGATGGCGTCGGCCAGCTTGTCGCGAACGGCATCCCACGTCGCGTTGTCAATCGAGGCCACCTCGGCCAAGGCATCGACATCGGAGAGCCGAACCTGGGTGTCTGCCTTCTTCTCGCGGGTCTTAAAGGCTACGATCCGACGGCGAGGGTTATTCCCGACATGCTCGGTGCGGGCCTTTTCAATCGCTGCCTTGACGGCCGGAATGTCGTCCACGTTCTGAGCGCGTCGCTCGGCCATGAAGTCCGTGAGGCCGGTTTCGACCTTGGCGGAATAGACGGTCTGCTCGGTCAGGCGCTCAACGTCCTTCTTTTGAGACTTCTTGATCCGCCATCCCTCTTTGGTCTGCTCGGCACCGAGAGACAGCATTTCATCGGCAAACGACTCGGGCGCGTTCGTCACGATCAGGTGAGAGGCGCTGTCCTCGGCGTACTCGAGATCGGCAATCTTCTCTTTGACCGTTACGACGTAATCGCCATACCGGGCAAACGGCACATATCCGGCCCGCTTGGCCTGCTCGATCTCAGCGACAAAGCTTGCGATGTTGCTCAGCCGTTCGGCCTGGTCGGCCGGGGTCTGGTCGGTAATTAGCTCACGGATCGCCTTGGCGGCGTTTGGCTGATTGATGAACTCGGCAAAGCCCAGTTCCTCGAGCGTCTGGTCGCGCATCAGGTCCAGAGCACGATCAAACATCGAGCGCAGGTCTTGGTATGCGGCGATCTCTGCGTCGGTGAGCTTGATAATCTCGCCTTTGACGGACAGAAGCGCATTGACCGGAACCTCTGCGGTTTTCGGTTTGCCTTTCTCGTCAATGACGACAACCTTGCGCGTGCCGGTATTGGTCACGCCACCGGCCAGCGCCTCTTTCGAGAACACCGTCGAGGTCAGGCGTCCAAGCTCAAGCGCCTTGTTGACATTCTCTTTGCTGGCCTGCGGAAGCTGGTGGTAGGCCGTTACGTCTTTGCCTAGGTCCGCAATGATCTCGTCACGGGTTTCCATCTGCGAGATGGCGGTGCGGTAGACCGGCGTGAACTCCGGGTGAACAGCGGCAACCGTTCTTGGATGCACAATCAGGCGGGCACCCAGGGACATGTCGCCCACCACGCGCCCGATATAGTCCTCCTTGGCAGCCGGGCCGGTCTCGTCGAGCGCCTTGCTTGCCTCGTCGATCATGGCGTCGGCCTGCTCAGGGCTCACCGAATAGCGAATGTCTGGGTTCGTCGGGTCAAAGCTGCCGTCGTTGCCGATGGCGGATTTGATCTGCTCGGGGCGGAAGGCGACGTATTGCGTTCCAGTGCCGTTAAACTCGCGCACATTGAGCAACACAACTCCGTCATGCCCATCCGACTTGGCCTGCTCAAACATGGAGCGCATGGCGTCTTGGTCTGGCTGCTGCTCGCCGCGCAGGTCAATTGTCTTGGGGTTCTGTAGACTCAGGTACACCTCATGCAGGGTAATGCGCTCGCCGGCTTCGTCCTTGGAAAACGACTCTGCAAGGCGTCGGTCTCCTGTGAAGTAGAAGCCGCCGTCCATTGAGGCATAGGGGTCGAACTTGTAAAACTCGCTCGGGCTGCCGTGATAAACCACAAGCGGCTTGCCATTGGCGTCCACCACCTTCGATTTACCAAACCAGCGCTTGAAGGCCGGAGAATTGATCGGATCGGCAGCGGAGAACATCATCCCGACCGGGCCAAACATCTCCTTTCGCCTTTCGGCGGCCATGTCCATGACGGCGAACTTGGCGAAGGCTGCCAACTGCGCCGGCGTCACTTGGCCAAGCTGCTTGCCGTAGCTCTTGACCATCCAGGACTTGACCAGCCCGATTAAGTCCTCAACCCATTTGCGGATCGCAGCGGGCAGGCTTTGAGGCGCACGCTCGTATTCCTCGATGGCGTAGGCTGCGAATTCCTCAACCTCCATGCGGGTCGCAACGGCACCCTGACGCTTGGCGGCTGCCACGCGGGCTCTGGCCCGGTCAAAGAATTCACGGGCGCGTCCGGTCGATTGCTCGCTCTGGCGGTAGAGTGTGCCGAGGCGGCCCATGAGCTTGCTCCACTCGACCGAACCGATCAGTCGCTCGCCGCCCTTGTGGAACATCTCGTGCAGCATAACGGCGCGGGCCGTCTGTTGGGTCACGGCACTGGCGACCAGGTGAACCTTGCCGTCTGGTGTCGTGACAGCTTGGATGCCGCGCACGTTGCCGCCAATTCCCTTCGGCAGGGTCTTGGTGGTTTGGTGCAGCACGATACTTCCGTTGTCGATCAGGCGGCTAATGACGGGGCCGACAATGCCGGTCGTCACGGCCTGGCGGGCGCCTGCCGCCGTCAAGCCAGCCGACGTGCGCTCGGCCACTGTCTGCGAACGGCGGGAGACTTCGGCCCCCTGCCCTGCTTTCAGGTTGGGGTATTTCTCGTAAGCCGACAGGAGCCAGGTCTTAGCCTGGCCGTTCCAGTCGAGGCGAATCACGGCCTCGTCGCGCTCGTTGCCAATAAAGACCCGGTTTGCCTGGCCGTCCTTGGTGTAGACCTTGCCGTTGGCGAGAAGGTCAGGCAGGCGGTTCAGAATGTCGTTTCCATGGCGGGCGGTGATGTGTTTCAACCCGGCATTACCGTTGCCGTAGACCAAGCTGATCTCGCCAAGGTCGGGACGGGAGACAATCGCCTCGCCCGACTGATTGCCCATCAGGCGGTCAATCGCTGCCGGAGTGTCAAGTCCAGTGTAAACCGGGCCAAACTCAGCCTCGGTCAAGCCGTCGTCTCGCACCGAGTAGCGAACCTCGCCCTCGGTGTTGTCGAAGAACTCGCGGAGCTGCTCGCCAAAGCCGAGAGCCTCGAGCCTTGCCTTCTGGGCCTGGATACCGGCGGCAACCGCAGGCTTTTGGCTTTCCGGCACTGCCGGACCCTTGGCCAAGAGCGCACGCTGCACTTTCTTGTATTCCTCGCGGGTGGCTTCAAGATCTGCGGCTTGCTGGAAGGGAGCCTTGGCCTGCTCGCGCAGCGCTACCGCGTCACGGGCGGATTTCTCGATGTTGTCCTTGACGCTATCGGCCATCGATGGAAGGCGGTTGGCGTAGTTGGCCATCCGCTGCACAAAGCCGCTCGACGAGAATGGTTCGGCTGCGGTCCACGTTCCGATGTTTCCGGTGGGAGAGTCGGCAACAACCGTCGTTCCGTAGCCAATCGAGAGATTGAACTCGATGCCACGGTAAACAATCGATGCTTCGCGGCGCAGATTGGACCGGACCAGCGACATCGCATCGAAGATTTCCTTCTGGGCGCTCTCCTTGTCGGCAAACTTCTTGCCGTCCACGGTAATGGGTGCAAACCCTTCCTTGTCGAGGGGGTTCTTTTTGACCGTCTCGATCAGCTCATTAACCTCTTTCAACTGGCGCGGACCCGAGACCTTGGCGTATTCGTCGGCGCTCTTGGCCTTGCGGTTCATGGCCAGAACGTCATCGGCGTGAGCGGCCTGCAACTGCTCGAGGCGGCGCACGTCGTTCTTGAGGCGGGTTTCCTCGAGGATCAGCGGATCGCCGGAAGCGGCCGCCTTCATGTCGGCTGCGTTGGCGGCCTCGCCCTCGATGTCGTCGATCTCGTTAATTGAGCCGTCGAAGTTTCGAAGCTGCTCGATGCCACGGGCCTTGTGCTCGAGGATCTGCCAGCGGCGGGTGTCGTAGGTCTGTTCAGTAGCATAGCGGCCAATGAACACTTCAAACCCGTCGGGGTTGCGCTCGTAGAGCTCGTTGCCGCGGCGAATGATCCGGCCTTCGCGCTGCTCAAGATCGCTTGGACGCCAGGGCGCATCGATGTGATGCAGGCCAACCAGGCGCTTCTGGACGTTCGTACCGGCTCCCATTTTGGGAGTGGAGCCCAAGAGGAAGCGGATCTCGCCGGAATTGACGGCCTTGAATAGCTTGTCCTTGGCGGCGGGTGTCGAATAGTCGTGAATAAAAGCGATCTCGCGCTCGGGGATGCCCTTGGCGATCAGCTTGGCCTTGATGTCATCGTAGACCGAGAATTTTGCGGCGCCCGACACGCCCGCAATGTCCTCGCGGGTAAACGCCTCGATGCCGTCGGCCTCGATGTCGTTGTCGTTGTTGTACTCGTCGATTGCTTCCTGCGTGATCTCGCCAGCGGTTTCGCGCTGGTTGATCCAGGCCTGGCGGCGGTTCTCGTCGGCCAACCTGGCGTTGGCGTCGTCGATGGCATCTTGCTTGGCGCGGAAGTCGCGGCCCACCAGGCGGCCCGAGGCGGCGTCGTAAACGTCAAACCGCTTGAGGTCTTTCTCGCCCCGCTGCACCACGAAGTACGGCAGGCTCTCCTGCCCCTCGAGCGTGTGCATGGTGCCGCGCTTCATCTCAAGCGAACCGGCATCGTCACGCACATACAGGCGACGGGCCTTGCTGGAATAGCTGGCGCGGGCAGACAGCGGAATCGACAGGTCGCAGAACACCAGTTGGGTGCCCTTGTCGCCGGCCCACTGCTTGTAAATCCGGACCATGTTATCCACGGCCAGGTTGATCTTCGAGCCAGGGAAGTCAGGCGCGGCAGGGTTGACCAGGCGATAGTCGAGACCGGCCTTGTTGGCCTCGCCCGTTAGCGACAAGGCGTTGACCTTGCCCTTGGTTTCCTTGGTGAGCTCGCGCAGGCGTCCAAAGCGGCCCAGGATCGACTCGGGATCGACCTTGACCTCTGGCGTCACAGCCCGCTCGACGATCTTCATGCGGGCGTCCTGCTCGGTCTCAAACTCCCCGAGATAAGACTCGCCCACCTTGGCGGTCCACTTGCCGGTGTCGGGCTTCTGCTCGATCAGGATTTGGCCGTTCAAATCGGCCAGGAACTTGATATTTCCGGCTTCGTCGGTCTCGGCCGTAGGAACGCCCATCAGGTTCGAGACGGCAGGCGAACGCTGTGCCACGACGATCTGGGGCTTTCCGCCAACCATTTTGGGAACCGGAAAGCGTTTGCCCTGGGCTTCTTCCTGAGCCTTGAGATCGTCCAGCGTGATCGTGTCGGCAAAGGAGTTATAAAGGCTCATCAATCCCGGCAGGTTGGTGAACTTGGCAAACCGGGTCGATTGGCGGTAGCCGCTGCCGGAAGGCGCAACCTCGTAGACGTTCTCGACGCTGCCAAACTGTTTGGCCCAGGCATCGAACACATGCAGGCCCTCGCGCTTGAGGGTTGGGTACTGCATGTAGCGCTGCATGTTGTACATCTCGACCAGCGAATTCGAGACTGGCGTGCCGGTCGCCGTGATGAATGGCGTCTTTTCGCCAAAGGTGTCGAACAGCCAACGGACCTTTACGAACAGGTCGAAAGCCTTGGCCGATCCGTTCGGGTTGCCCATGCCTGGGTTGCGGTCCATCGTCGAGTTGTAGGACAGGTTTTTGAACTCGTGCATCTCGTCCACAAACATGGCATCGAGGCCGAGCTCATCGAAGGTCACGACCTTCGAGCGCTTGCCGATAGCCGAGAGCTTCTCCTTCATCCGGGCTTCAAGCCGGGATCTGATGCCCTCCATATCGCGGATGATATTGCGGTCGCCGCGCTGGCGCTTCATGTCCTCGATGGCCGCAGCAACCTCGTCGATCTGCTCTTGCAGCACAGCCTTCTCGGTTGCCTCCGGCAGGCCGATCTTCTTAAGCGAGGAATGGCCGATCACGACAGCATCCCAGTCGCCGGTGATGATCTTGGAGAACAGGCGCTCGCGGTTGTCCTTGGAGAAATCCTCCGGCGTTGCGGCCAGGACGTTGGAGCCCGGATACAGGCGCGTGAACTCGCTGCGCCATTGCAGGGTCAGGTGGTTCGGCACCACAAATACAGGCTTGCGGGCAATGCCTAAGCGGCGCATCTCCATGGCGAGGGTCGCCATCTCGAAGGTCTTACCGGCGCCAACCACGTGATCGTAGAGAACCTGGTAGGACTGCAACCCACGCCAAACACCGTTCTTCTGGTGCTCCAACAGCTTGATGGCCTGGTTCATGCCTGGGAACGTCATGTGCGAGCCGTCATACTTGCGCTCGACAATCCGGTTCATCTTGTCGTTGTAGGTCGAAGCGATCAGGTCGGCGCGGGCTGCATCGTTCCAAAGCCAGGACTGCCACTCGGCCTTAATGGCGTTTTGCTTCTCGCGGGCGGCCTCGGTTTCCTTTTCCAAGAGGATCGTGGTTGTCGAACCGTCCGCATTGCGAATGGTTTTCTTGACCACGGCGCCACGGCCCAACATGCTGAGCTGGAATAGATCCTGGGCCGAGAGTTGATCGGTGCCAAACTTGCCGACATTGAGCGCTGGCTCGGTCTGGCCGGTAAACGACATGACCCACTGGCCGGTCGCCTTCACGTAGGCCGCTTTGGCCTCGCCACCCGAGATATGCTTGACGAACTGCTCATAGACATCGGCCGGCACAAAGGCCGCGCCGATGCTCACCGAGATTTCGGAGGGCTTCTTGTCTACCGGGATGACCTTCTCGAGCGCCTCGACGTTGCGCTGGTATTTCGCTCCGGCGGCTTTCGCCTCGGCCAGCTTGGTTTTAACGTCGCCCGACAGATACTCGTCTGCCGTCACAATGCCCGAGAGCGGATCGTCGTACACAACGTCTCCGAGCTCGTCGAAGATCTCCTTGTCGGTCTTGCCGTAGACCTCGGCCATGTAGGCCATGTCCACCTTGCCGCGATAGTTCAACGAGGCGAGCAAGGCGTCTTTTGCGGTGCTGACGGTCAAAAAGTCCTGCGGCGGGAACGCGACACGGCGCTGGAAGATGTCGGCCTTGGTGGCGCTCGGCTCCCGGGGCTCGATGCCTTCACGCTCGGCTACGGCCTTGCTGATGCCCTTGTCGTAGTCGAACTCAAGCGCTTGAACGAGTTGGGCTTCCGTATCGTCGAGGAAGATCCTGCGGTTCATCTGGCTGTTGATGTGGCCATGCGCTTTCAGGAAGGCGTCATAGAGCCGGTTCAAGTCGGCCCGGTTGGCCTCGATGGCGGCCTCCGTCGAGTCCAGCGAGCGCTCGAGGCGCATCTGCGTGCGCAGGGCTTCGCGCAAAGCGATCAGGCCCTTCATGCGCTCGGCTGCTTTGGCGTTTGGCGCGGTCCATGGGTTTGTGGTCTTGTTGCCCATGACATCTTCGCCGCGCTGCATGATCTCGCCGCTGGCGTCCACGTAGAACGATCCGACCTTGATGCCGTCCGGGACGGCCATATCGGTGATGGCTTCCGGCTTGCGCTCGACCGGCGCATAGACGTTCTCAGGGATGGTTTTGACCCACCCGGAAAGCTGCTCTTTCAAGTCGCCACTGGGCTCGACCGTGTACTCGTTGGCTGTGTACATGGTGCCGCCAGCCGACGGGGTGCCGAGGACAAACTGCGGATTGGCGATAAAGAACTGATTGACCTTGTGAGTGGCCGTCTCGCCCGTCTTGGGGTTGGTGTTGGTCTGGTTGCCGACATTGACCCACGATAAATTTTTGGCGGCTGCGCCAGGCTCGCGCTTTTGAAAGATCAAGATATCGGTGACAACCTGCGTTCCGGCGTTTTCCTGGAAAGCCGTGTTGGGCAGTCGCACGCCTGCAATCAGGTCGGCACGCTCGGAGATCCACTTGCGGGCGCGTCCATCGTTGGCATCGAGGAAGTTGTGAGACACAACAACCTGCATGATGCCGCCTGGCCGCAGCTTGTCGATGCCCTTGGCCAGGAAGTAATTGTGGATCGAGAAACCCGAATACGGGCTGCGCTCGGAGTCCACAAGCGGCTGGCTGCCGAAGGGGGGATTGCCGATCACGGCATCGAAATAGCCGGACGGGATCTGGAAGTCCTCAAAGCCGATGGCCTTGGCGACGTTGGCCTTGGGGTAGAGCGCCGCCACCATGCGGCTTGTGAGCGAGTCAAGCTCGACACCAAAAAGCTGCGAGGCATTGCGCATCGCGGCCGGCATCAGGCCAAAGAAGTTGCCGACACCGACGGAAGGCTCGAGCACGCGACCGCCGTTAAAGCCCAGGCGTGCCATGGCGTCATACATCGCGCCGACGGCAATCGGGCTGGTGTAATGCGCGTCAAGCGTCGATTTGCGGGCGGCCCGAAATTCGGCGTCCGTTAAAAGCTCCTTGAGCTCGGCATGCTGCTTGGCCCACTGCTTATTGTCTGGGTCGAACGGGCCTTTCATGGCGCCCCATCCGACATACTTGGCAAGCTGCTTGCGCTCGTCCGGGGTCGCCACCCTGCCCTCGGCTTCCATGGCCTTGAGGATGCGAATGGCGCCTACGTTGTCGCGGTACTTTTTGGTGAGACCGCCTTTGCCGATGTCCTCGGCGTCGATTACGAAGTCGGTGTCACTTCCGGTGGGCTCAGACTCAGCCCGTACTCCTGCACGATCTCGTGTCTCGCCAGGTGGCTGTTGCCCGGCCTGCTGAGCACGTCCCGTTCCTCCCGTTCCTGCGCCTTGAGCGCTTCCAGGTACCTGCCCGCTTTCAGTAGTTCCTTGACCGCCTGCGGCCAGCCCAAGATCCATCTGTTCGCGATTTCTATCGCCAACGGCGGCATTGTCTTGAGCGCCTCGCGGATCTCCGGCGGGTACGCCTTCGGGTTGTGGAGTGTTTGCATTTCTCGGTTCTCCTTGCGGGATTGTAGGCTGTCTGGCGGCATTTGCCACCTCTGCCTTGACGGTTTTATCTACCAGCGCGGCGAGGTCCGCTGCCGATAGGTCAACGGGTGCCCAACGGTTCTGGCCTTTGCCACCAAATTTGTCGCCTTCCTTGGCAGCGCGGAACATGATGGCAATGCCGCTTGGCGTCGTGGGCACGACACCGCGAAGCGAGGACTCGGAGATGTGGACATAAGCGCCAATTCCATCGGGCCCGGCCAGAGTCAGGGTAACCTCGCCACTGCCGGCAATGCCGCTTTCGTTGACCGACACCATCTTTTCCGGTCGGCCCTTGGCGTCCGTGTAAGGCGTGTAGCCCTGCTCTGTCAGCACACCGGCTACTGCGGTCAGATAGGATCGTGCCTCTTTGAGGAAAGCATCCTTGACGGTGTTGCCGGTCTCGCGGTTGTAGTCGTCGCTGTATCCGTTGATCGCATCGACGCCCCAATCCTGGGTCAGCGTCATGTCGGATTTCGCGCCGGTTTTCTTGGTGCGCTTGGCGGGCTTCTGGGCAATCTCGCCCACTGCCTCGATCTGCGTGTCGGCAGGCGTAATCATTCCGGAGTGCATGCGCTTGGCGTCATCCACGCTCGACATGCCTTCCGTGTTCAAACCAGGGTAGTTGCGGGCGCCCTCGTAGAACGACAGCAGGTAGGGCTTGATGGCGTCGCCAAAGTCCGCGACCATCGCCTTGGCGTATGCCGAGAACTCGCGCACGCCTCCCTCGATGTAGGCTCCGGCAATCGTCATGCCGTCGATCATCACCTCGGGGTCGATTCCGCTGTTTAGCTGCGACAGCTTGGATTTCAGGCGAGCGCGGGCGGCCTCAACCTTGTCGGCCGTGAAGATCTTGTTGTTTGAAAATTGTGCGTTGACGGCAGCGGCGGTCTGAGTTGGCTGTAGCTCTGCGGGTGTACGTGCCTTCTCGAGTGTTCGGCCATCGGTTAACACAGCCTTGTCGGCTATGCCTTCGTCTAACATTCTCTGCCAGAACGCGATTGCCTCGGCAGAATCCTCCACCACACCCTCAGCTTGCAGTGTTTCGTATCGCTTTTTTAGCTCGAGCAAAGCCTCTCTAGCTTCACCAGACCTGCGGCTTGACGAAATTATGTCGTAAACGGAAATAGCTTTGTTGTTTGGCGATGTTGCAAAATCGACCGTAACGCTTTTGTAAGTAAAGCGATTCCACTCAGGATTTAACGGACTTTGCGTTACGCTTGTGTTGGCAGGCGCTTCCTGTCCTTGCGCTTCTGCTTGCTCGGTTTGAGTGGCTTGAGTGCCATCGGTCGGTTCCTCTTGGGTTTCAGGTTTCTCGCGCTCGGCCACATTGGACGTTACGCCGACTTCGGCTTGTCCTTCATCCTGTCCAACAGCGGATTGAACAGCGGCTCCCTGGGCTTGTCCTGCATCGGCTTGTTGGAGTGTTTCTTCTGCGCCATCGGGCTGCCCGACGGTACGTTGGTTGTTGCCATCGGTGATCTCCTTGGGCTTAATTTCAAAACGTGCTTTGCCGGTCTGCACGATCTCGTGCGTTGCGTTGATATTCTTCTTGGCAATGTAGGCGTCGGCCTTTTCGCGGCTGCCGAACCACTTGCCAGCTTGCTCGTCGCGGGCAGGCTCGGCCTGCGTCGTCGCTTCTGGCGCGGCTGCGCCTCGAGCGATTTCTGGCACGTTCAGCGTGCCGGGCTCGGCATCCTTGGCCTGCGACTTGATGGCGTCTTTTACGGCCTGGCCATGGGCACGCACCTCGGCTTCGCTAAGACCGGACGCCTGCATGGCAAAGTTCAGATAGTCGGCATTGCGCGAGCTCGGGTCTTTCTGAGCGGTGATGAACGCGGCCCGGTCAAAGTCTGAGGCAAATGTCAGGTCGAATTGCTTGCTGCCGTAGCTGTAACGCGGCTTTGCTCCGGCCAAATCCTTTGGCAGTGCGGTGGCTTCGGGTTTACCCTCATTAAAGCGGATGACATCGGCGGCTTGCTCGACAGGCTTTGCGCGGCTGTTGATCTCGCGCTCCACTTTTTTGCGCTCAGTCACGAACAGCTTGTTCCAGCCGCCAGAGGCTTTGGCCTGGTCGGCAATGTACTTGAGGCGCTCGCGGAGTTGCGGCTCGGTCATCTCGGCCAGTCGCTCGGCGCTGTTGTCGATCTGAACCGCCGGTGCTGCCGGTGCTGTCTGTGTTGGCTCTGGCTGAACGGGCGCAACGACTGTCTCGTCTGCGGCCTTTTCAACCGCCTGCGTCAGCGGACCGGCCTGCGGCGCGGCTGGCTCCTGGGAAATCGTAACCTGATCGGCGCTGGTGAACTGGTACACCTGGCCGTCATCGCCCAGAACGCGGGCGGCAAAACCGCCCTGCCCGTCCTCCTGGTACGACTCCATGAAGCCGGTGATCTGACCTTCCGGCGCCGTGACGGTGACACGAGGCGGTGCTTGCTCGGCAGTGCTGTTCTCGGCGGCGTTCTCAATCGAGCGCGATAGCGGCCCGGATGCGGCAGAGCGCGGAGCCGGGGCGGCAGGAGCCGGAGTTGCCGTCGGTGCGGTAGCGGTTGGTGGAGTGGATGTGGGGTCGGATGTGGGGGCAGGCGCACCAGGCTCGCCGCGCAAAGTGTTGGCAGCGGCTTTGGCGCTGCGTGCGGCAGCGCTGATACCCGTTTCGACAACGGACTGGCCAAGGCCATAGACGCCTTCGCGCAGCGCATCACCGGCATCAACCTCGCCTCGTGCAACCTTCTGCGAAGCTGCCTCACCGGCAACCTCACCCGTGGCATCGAGCGCGACAGCCCCAGTGCCAAGGCCGATCTTCTTCGGGATTGTCGTCGCAGTTGCCGCTTTCCCGGCCACCTTCCCGGTCAGGCCGAAGAAAATCTGATCGACGGCAGCAACCGTCAAACCCTTCTTCAATCCGCGCTCGAGAGCCTCGGATTGAAACGTCTTGTCATCCAGAAGCGACTTGATGTTGGCAGCCGTCGGAGCCTGCTTGGCTTCGCCCAGGCGCTCGAGGATCATCTGCTCGACTTCGGCACCAAGCTCGGTTGCCGTCGTGCCTGTCGCCATACCGGTGCGGCCACCAATGATGGCGCCTGTAATTGCTCCCGGGACATTGGCAATAACGCCACCGACGGCAGCGCCGCCACCGGCACCTGCGGCACCAGCGCCCAGAGTGGGGAGCATGTTGGGAGTCTGCTCGATGATTCCGACGGCAAGATCTTCAGGGTTCGTGATCGCCGTTCCAATGGCTTTCAAGCCCTCGACGGTTGTGTTCCATGCGCCCTTGGCGTCCGTGACGCGCTGGAAAGCGTCGTCGATCTCTTTCTCGCCCGCTGTCTTGGTGCGCTTTTGTTCTTCGGCAAACTTCTTGGCCAGGGCTTCGGAGAGCTCAGCCGAGTCACCGCCGGCGCCAATGGCAAAGCGAGCCGTCGCAAGGTTTTGCACCGTGTTGTCGTAGCCTCGGCTGAGAGCCTGGCTCGAGCGGTCAATGAACCCTTCCGGCGCTTTGGCGGCTTCCGGCTTCGGCAGCCCGTTCTTGGCGATCTGTTCGGCGTCGAAATTCTCTTGCAGCCTGAACAGAAGGCGGTCGTCAGCCGGGTTTATGACGCGGTAGCGGCCTGGTTCCTCGGCATCCAATTCGGCTTGCAGGTTGCGCTGTGGCGCACCGGCCTCTCCGGTACCAAGAGCTTCACCAATCATCCCGACTTTTTGCATGACCTCGCGGCCATAGGCGTCGGTTTTTGGCCCCCACAGCTTGCGATCAGGCCCGGCAAAGTGCTCCTTGACGGCATCCTCCATCGAGTAGCCCTTGTCGAGGCGCTCGCGGATCTGTTTGGCAGCGGCGGGGATAGCTTCCTCGGGAGCAAATGGGTTAATGCCCATGCCCTTTGCGGTGCTGTCGAGATATTGCATCATGCCCTTGGCGCGGCCCCACTGGGTTGTCGGGCCAATGGCCTGTGCGTTGTAGCGCGACTCCTGGTGGCCAAGCGCCATAAGCACGTTGACCGGAACATCGAACTCTTGGGCAGCCGCCTCGAAGATGGGCCGAACGTCTGCCGGTGGCAGAAAGTTGTTGACCTTGGTGGGCTGGCGCGTGTCCGCAGCCGGTGTCTGCTGGATTTCCGGTAGCTCTTGCGGCGTTTGGGTCTGCTGGCCTGGAAGCGTCTCCGCAGGCGTGATGTTGTCGAACGGGGACTGCAAGAAGGAATTTTTCGCCACGGGTTGCCTCGCCTCTTGTGATGGTGCGATTTTATCTCAATTGGATGGTTTTCAGAACCACTCAGGCCATAAAAAACGGGGCTCGCGGCCCCGTCGGATCATTTGTAAATGATCTGCCCTGTCTTGGTGTCGTAGACCGGAACGCCACGCTTTGGTTGACCTGGCTGCCCTGGCTGCGCAGGCAATCCGTTTGATGCTGGCGCTGCCTTTGGATCGACGCCGCCGTAGATCAGTTTCATGTCCTGATCGAGAATTCTTTGCTGATCGGCAGGCGGCTTTTTGCCGAAGGTCGGATCAGTTTTCATGCGGTCCGAGAACGCCAAGCGACGGGCTTCCTCGGGGCTTGTCTTTTTCTTGTAATCGCCAATGCCAATGATGCCCGGCAGTGCCTCATTGATGAAGGCGTCCGAGTAGCCGGCCTCTTTCAAAAACTTGACCTTGGCATTGACTTCGCGTTTCACCTTGGCGGTAGCGCCGGCATCGTCGAGCTGCGCCTTAATCGTCATTTTCTCGATTTCGCGATTGAAGGCTCTATCCTCTTTGGCCCTCTCAGCCTTTGCCGCTTCATCGGATTTGACCTGATCCATGCCCATTTGAACCAGTTTAGACGGATCGTAGGCCATGGCCATTGCCATGATCTGCTTCTTATCGACCTGCATGTCGTTGGTCTTGCCGTCCTTGGTTTTGGTCGTGATGTTGTAGGTTCCGTCCGCGTTGGCCTTGCCGCCGACAAAATCAACTCCGTCGTCGATGTACTTGTTGTAGTAATCGCCCAATAGCTTGATGCCCTTGTCCACGTCGCCGCCAAACATGAGCTGGCCAAGAGCCTGGCTGTGCAGCTTGATCGCGGATTTCCCGCGCTGGCTTTCCGCAAACTCAGCATATTTTTGCGCCGTAGCTACGTCTCCTTGCTCTATGTAAAACTGCTGCATCTTAGGGAAGATCGTGCCGGTCTGATAATCCTGGATCGAGCCAACTTTCTTTTCTGCGGCTTTGGCGGCTTCCTCGCGGGTGTCGAATTGCTGATCGCCAACCGAGAAGCGTTTGCGCGGCGCGACGCCTTCCGACGCCGCTATTTGGGGCATGCCGACCGGCGCAGCCTGCGGGGTGGTCGTCTGCGGTGCGGCAGCCGCTTGTGGCGTCTGCGTCGGCACGATTTCGCCCTGCGGCGTGATCTCGCTTACCTTGGCTTGCGGCGCCTCGATTGGCGCGACCTCGACATCTTTGGGAGGGGTCGCGTCCTGGGCTGGCGGATTCTCCTGAATTTGCTTGTCGATATCAGCCTGCCTGGCGCCATGAGCCTCTGCAATGCCCTGCTTGGCAAGATCGGAGATTTTCTTCTGCTTCATGGCTTCGGCAAAGGTCTTGCCAATGTTCACGCCGTTATTGAAACCCTGCGAGAACCCTGCTCCAAATCCGCCCCAGTTCATGTGTTCACCTCGACATTGAAGTTAGCGATGTGATCGCTGACCGCCTCGCTAATGATGGCGAGCCGGTGTTGGACCTCTTGATACTGCTGGTAGTGATACCGCTTGAGATATTTAACCGCGCCTTCTTCCCAGTACGCCGAGCATGTCACGCAGTCGGGAGCCGAATCGAGAACCTCATAAAAACGCGGGATCGGCGCTTTCTGCTCGCGCAGGTAGGCCATGACCTGTTCGCTGGTCCAATCCTCGATTGGGAACAGGTACTCGATGCCGCCGTCCACCTGGCCAGAGCGCAGCGGGCCCTTGAGCTTGTCTGAATTTTTTTGGCCGCGAATAATCAGCGTGATGCCGTCGGACACCATGCGTTCGTGCATCGGCAGCATAAACGAGCGCAGGCAGCACGAATAACGGTCTTGCATCGTGTGCGCTTCGTTGCCTGTTGCTGCTACACCCATGGGCGTGCGGCTTGCCGGGAGGATGTCCGTCGGGATGCCAAATTCCCGGATCACGGCTGGCTGCTGGCCCTCAATCTCCACGAAGTTTGGAACCCAGGAGCGGATCTGCTCCATGAGATCTACCGTCTCTGGATAGGCCGCTCCGGTGTTGCACCAGTAGACCGTGATCTTGTCGAGATATGGCTTCATCAAGAACAGGCAGGCCAGCGAATCCTTGCCTCCCGAAAGTTGCAGCGCAATGTTTTGATGGCGTTCAATGATGTCGTGCATGCCTGTCCTAGTATGCGGTGATGCCTGCGCCCGCGATTGTTCCAACCATTGATCCAATGCCTGCCGAGCTCGTTGCGTTGGCCTGTTGCTGCGCCGACCACGCCTGGACCTGATTGCCGTAGAGATTGTTGAGGATGTTGCCCTGGTTGGCGTAGCCCTGCATGGCGCCACCATAGCCTTGATTCATGATGCTTTGGTTCTGATAGAAGTTGGCGTTTGCCGCGCCTTGGTTGCCAACCGCAGAGTTACCAGCGTTTAGGCCAATGCCGTAAGCCGCAGCGGTCGAGGATGGCAGTCCAGACCCCATGTTGATGGCGTCAGCTCTGAGCGCCAGCGCTTTGTCCTTGACCATCGTGCGAGCCGCATTTTGGGCTCCCGCCGAGGCTAGCGCTGTATCGATGCCAGTTGCGCGAGACATGCCTGCAAATCGACCAGAAGCAGGGTTAATACCCATGCTGGCCATGTTCCTGGCGTTAATCTGGCTTTGTAGGCTGGACGACTTTAGAACATCCGCCTTGGCTTCCGACGCCGCCTGAGCTTGCTTTTCCGGGCTGTCGTATTCCTTGGCGGTCTTAATGAATTCATCTTGAAGCGGCTGGAATACATCCTTGGTGCGCTGCCTGTCCTCTTGGGCCCAAGCGTTTGTCTGGTCTTGGGTGGCAAGCTGCTGCTCGATGACCCTGGACGTCAAAGCGTCCATTTCCTCTTGGCGAATGTTGCCTTCCGCAAACTGCCGCTTCGCGAAGTCCAACCAGTCTTCGCCAAGCTGAGCGTTCATGATGGCCGCTATGCCGATCCGAGGGTCTGGGGCTGGCGCACTGCTGCCGCCTTTGCCGCCGCCAAAGCAAATGCTTCGACCCATTTCAATGACGGCAAGCCTGCGGTCGATGCCCTTGCGGTGCATCATGCGCTTCACGTGGCGCGGCGCAAGCTCGTTAAAGCGCTCGAAGCTTTCTGCTTCGGACCAGAAATCGTAACTATCCATCATGGCTGGTTCCCCCCAGGGAGAAATCGGCAATCCTCGCGAAGCATGCCAAGGCTTACAAGGTCATCGTCAGGCAGCGCGTTGGGGTGATAACCTTCACGCACAAAGCCAAGGTGTTCATCAAAATTAAGCGCCGCCACGTTTTTGGCCGGCACCATCCCGGTGACTCTCCGAAGTTGAAGTTGAACAAAAGGGTAGGCAAAAGCAGCAACAAGAAGCGACTTGTTCATCCACTTCCCGGTGCCATCACTGGCAATGTGCATGCAGCAGTCGGCCTCTGAAAAACTGTCGTAGACCACAACGGCCACGATCTCGCCGTCCCGTTCAAGGCCAATGGTGTAGGCGTCACGTCGGAAAGACACGCCAATGCGTTCCTGAGCCCAAGGCAGGAGACGGTTTTCCTCACCATAAATCAGCTTTGAACTCATCCGCTGGCCACACTGGTTCGATAATACGTCCATTGTAGCCACTCCGGAACCAAACTGCCACATTTAGATCTTTGGGATTTTGGCGTTTCCAAGCAGGTTCGAGATCAGCACAAAGGCCGAATAAACGGCCGCGACGTCCTCTTGGAGCTTGTTGTAGTCATCGGCCGTTGGCGTGCCCGAGATCTGGCTGGATTTAAGAGTGAGGCTGGCCAATGGCCTAAGCTCCCCGCGCCGCACAGCAGTCTTGGCCCTGTTGGACGCTCCCCGCTCCCCGGTCATAAGCTCAACCTGCTCGCGCAGGCGCTCAAACTGTCGAAGTGTGCCGCGATCGATCATACCGCGTTGAGCTCCCTCGGGCTCGTAGCCATCGTGATCTGGTCAATCTGTTCGGTTCCGTTCACTTGAAGCTCCCAGTTGCGGGCTTTGGGCGTTGCCGGCAGCCGAACCGCAGTGTTGATCTTGTCCACGGTCGCAATCAAGCCGCCGTCGGCAAACACTTCGACCGACGTAAATTGCTTGGCAAAGATGCGTTCAAGCTGATCGCCATTGACAGGATAGCTGTTGTAGGTCGATCCGTTGATTTCGCCGCCAATAGATGTATTTGCAAACAAAAGCGCATTTGACGCAATAGTGGCTTCGCGCTCGGCTTCCTGGGCAGCTTCTTCCTCTGGCGTCAGCACCTTTCGGCCTTCAATAAGGATGCACCCAAAGGTGGCCGGAGCGGGGTAGACAAACTGCTTTGACCGCCAGGTCATAATCTCGTTCACTTCCCCAAAGGCGTCCCACTCGTAGATCACATTGTCTACAAGCATGTAGAGGGCGCTGTCTTTGATGTCGTAATAACAAGCGCTGGCCTTGACGGAGCCTCGCAATATGAATGGCGTGGCCGTGGTGATGTCAAAAATGAAGGTGCCGACTTCCGGCTCTCCATTGGCCTCGAGGTATTCAAAACTAGCGAAATAGCGCCCCGAAAACTGCCCTGCCACAAAGCTTTCCGGCGACGTCTTAAGCCAATCGTTGCGTGTCATGAGCGCTTGAGTAGCAACATCGGCGGTCACGCCGCTTGCGACGACAAGACCGTCTTTGGACGGATAGGCCACGGCGTAACCAAGATCGACCATGCCCCGGGCGTTAACGCATGGAAGGTTCTTTTCCATCTTCTCCTGCTGCATGTTCTCTGGCGCCGTTCCTGACACGATGTAGGGCTGGCCGTCCGTAGCCACGACAATGGTTATGCCGTAGGCTCCGATGGCTACAATCGTGTAATCCGTTGTCAGCCTGTACTTTTCGGGCCAGGCATGAGGGCGGTATGGCTCGCAGAAACAAAGCTCTTTGCCGACAAACCCGGCCATCATGCCGTTTGGCAGCGAGATCAAGCCTGTTAGGCCGTCCGGCGGAGGGTTCCATTCTTTAGACGGAAGCGGCTCGGCAAAATCGTCAATTCCAACGTCGTCTGTAAAGTTGGCATTCGACGCGTTGCGCTCCGCGATCAGGAAGAAATCGGTTCCTGACGACAGGCTTGATTGCGAGCGGTAGATGCGCTGCTTGGTGATAGCCCTGCCAGATGGGGCATTGGCAAACCCAGACAGCGTGACCGTGTTGCCGGACTGCCAATCAATCTCATTAGAGACAGGACACGGCTCCGATTCTTCGCCAAAGGAGGTAACAAAAGTGTAGACGTAAATGCGGGTAATGACGTCTCCAGTCCCAGACCCGCCCATGGTTGCTGTCAATGCCGTTGTTGGCGCCGGAACAGCCAGGTTGTAGACCGTGTTGCCGACGCGCATTTTAGGCACGCCATCGCCAGTGTAATAAAGACGGTCGTCTGCGACCGGGCCCGGAACTGCGTTGACCACCGAGCTCCATGCCAGCCAAGTTGAGCCAAACTTGTAGATGGTCTTAACATCGCCTTCGACGCCTGTGACCGAATGGACCGGCCGTTTCTTGCGTATTGGCGTCAGGCCGCCGTCATCTAAGCGGACGTTCTCTGCGCGTTGAGCTCCGCCATCAGGCAGCAGCCGCGGCAAAAGGCGTGGGACTTCCCCCGAAAACTGGATGAGCTTAAGTGTCGTCATGAACACCTCGACAAGAATGTGCCCATTGTATCGCACCAAACGGCACGAAACCAAGGCATTTTAGCGCCATGCCAAGCGGCAGCGCCGCTATGAAGGCACCGGTGATCGCGGGTACAGAAAGTATTTGCGGATCACGTTTTGACGATGTAGTTCACGATCAGGGTCGGCTGCGCGTTGTTGTGGGCCCCTCCCGAGCCTGCGTTCTGGATCGAAATGCCGGTGTATGCGCCGTAGATACCGATATTTGTCACAGCCCCATTTACCGTCACGGCGTCGTTGCCGTCGCTTCCCGTGTTGAGCGTGCCAAACCCCTGGCCATAGACCCCGTAGTTGGCGCCGGCCGCAACATTGACCGTCACATTCGGGCGCGTGTAGCTGTGGTTATGATTTGGCTGGCTGGCGGTATGCGCGTGCCCAGGATCATAGACGGCGTGCGCGTGCGTAGGATCGTTGATACCGTGAGCGTGGGTTGGCATCTGGCCGCTTGTCAGCGTATGCGTTTCTGCGCCACCTGCCGCGCCAAGCGTCGTTCCAGCGATCCCGGAGGCTACGGCCGTCAATCGATTGGCCGCCGATCCGCCCATGTTATCGACGCCTGCCGGAACCCTGCCGCGCATGTCCGGGATGTTTGGGTTTCCGCTACCGTCCTGGCCATAGGGAAAGCCGGCCGCAACGTAAGCCGCCCTCAGGGCACCGTAAGGCGTGTTCGACAACAGCGTACGCCCGTCGCAAAAAATCCAGCCCGCCGGCTCAGTCGGCAAGGACCAAGGCAAAGGGCCTGTGCCAGGCGGCAAAGCAATTTCGGAAATCGCTCCGGCCGTCATGCGAAGCTCGATGCGATCTCCTGCCAAGAAAGGGCTCGCAAGCGTCCCTTCTTGACATCGTTCAACGGTGAATGTGTCGCCGCTTCTGGCCGTGACCTTGACGATTTCAAAGGCGCCTGCGCTGTTGATAATCGTGCAAGGGAACCAATCGCCTGCCAGCAGAGAAGGAAAAAGCGCACCCTCTCCCGAAACCAGGTTGATTGTCGTGTTAGAGCTGGTGATGTTTCCCGCCAGGCGGGACACTGAATTGTTTGCAAACTTGATTCCCATAAAACCCCCATAGTGATCGAACGAGACTGACAGACGCCTGTGCGCTGCCGTCTCGTGATCGATGGGGAATGGGGAACAGTTGCATGACCTGGATTATACGATGTCTGGGTATCGTGCGCGAATTTCGGCTACCTTGGCTTGCCACTCGTCCATGGTTGCCTCGCCGCGCTGCGCTTTGAAGAATAACGGGTCGGATTCTTCGCGGTAAGCCTGGGCGCGAAGCTGCTTGCGTATGGCGTCAATGTCCTCTGGACTCTTGTCGGTAACGATCCAGGCCTGTTTCCAGGAACCGGCCTCGTTGACCGGCTGGCCTTCGGTCACGTCCTGGGCGTAGGTCACATTGGGCTGCGGCGTCGGCTCGACCGGAACGACATTCCAGTCGGCAAGCCGCTCATCGGGCATCTGGTCCGGGAAAGATGTACCAGTATTGTCCGCACGAAGCTGGCTGACCGAATACGGGTAGGTCTGGATTTGTCCTTCTGAGTTTAATAGTGCGTACATTTGTTAGTCCTTTATGCAAATGCTAATGTTGTGGCTCGCCACTCGTCGCTTCCAGAAGAAGCGGTAAAAGCTCCCGGATCATCAGAAGAAAGTGTAGCAATACGGTAAGCAACGACTGTAGATGACGTTGCATCTCCTTCATTGGTTGTTCTTGAGGTAAAAGATGCAAGTGTATAGTTTGTTGGCGCTACCCAAGTAGAGACTGCATCGTCATCTAAATGCCCTGTTGCTACCCATAATTTACCCGCAGCAATAAGACTCGGGGCGTTAGGTAATCCTGAAGCTCCTGCTGCGGAAGCCGCGCTTACATAACTATTTACGTTTCTAAATACGGAAGCAACGATAGATAAAGCTCGCCAACTAGTTGTACCAACATTAAGAACATAAGGGTTTGTGTCGCCGGGTTGAACAAAACGATACCCAACATAGGCACCTGGGCCGTCATCCCCCGTTTGGTTATTTATCGAAGTAAAATTCATCCCGACCCACGACCAAGTGGAGTCGATGTTACTATCGAAACTAAACGCAATAACTACTAGGTCACCGACAGTAGCAACAGACAAGACATCGAGCGCTTCATCTGATGTGTCCCAGCTACCGGCGTTGTTTACTGCTTTAGTAACCGAGCCAATATACTGAATTGGGCTTTCTTTTGGAACCGCAGCCCTTAACCCATGAGTAAGCAACATTACGCCACCGCCCCTACGTAAGCACCGTAAATCGTCGTACTTACTTTCCAAAGTTCAATCACGCCATAGCCAGAAGTAGGCAAAGTTGGCGCAGAGCCGCCAACCCAAACAACGCCAATCGTTGTCCATGTGATCGTTCTGGCAGTGCCGTCGTCAACCATGAGCGTCATGGACTGGCCAGCGGCAAAACTCGTGGCTGTCGGCGTGCGGTTAGCGCCAAGCGTCCACAGTTGAACGGTTCCGTTGGCCGGGTTCAGGTCAACGCTTGCGCCGTCGGTAATCGTAAACACGGTTTCGTTGATGCCGGCTTTTTGCAGGGCACCGTCCTCGACCCGCTGAACCTCGTCGGCAAAAGTCGAGGCAGTAAGCCTGAGCTCGATCAGGTCATTCGCGGCAAAGGCAAGAGCCGTGGTGCCTTCCTGGGCCCGGGTGATCGTGAAGGTGTCGGATGATCTTGCCGTGACCCGGACAATCTCTATGGCCTGGTCGGAGGAACGAACAATCGTTGCCGGAAAAAACTGGCCAGCGCTCAACGACGGGAATTTTGCGCCGTCGCCAGACAACACGGAAAGCGATGTCGCGGAATCAGACAGCAAGGCCGCAAGCCTGCTGGTTCCGTTATTGGCTAGGCGAAGTGATGATGGCATTGTCAGTCTTTCCGGTTAGTAGGTGCTGGTCGCAATTGATGGCCTCAATAACTGATGGCGATTTTTCCATTTTGCCCAGGCGAACCCACGCGTGCCGCCGCATCTCCACGGCTGTAAGGACCTCCATCGCCACCATTAGCTCCGCCGTTTGTTGACGTTCCGCCTGAACTAGAAAACCCTGTAAAACTCGCCGTGTAATTAGCCCCATTGGCGCCAAGCCCGACGCGAGCGCCGGTTCCGCCGTTCCAGCCACTACGTCCACCGCCTCCTTGGCCGCCGGCAGCAGAAAAGCTGACCCCGGTTCCTGTAACCGTCGATGGAAATCCATTCTCTCCGTCTCCGGCATTGTTTGCGCCGCCGGCGCCAACGGTGACCTCAAGGACCTGTCCAGGCGTTACGCCGTAAGTGCTTGTTATGAGGTTTGAGCCTCCGCCACCGCCGCCCCGGCCATCGTTGTTGGCGCCGCCATCGCCGTTACCGCCCTGGCCTCCACCGCCGCAGCCGGTGACAGTGATCGAGTAAACGCCGTCAGGCACAGTCCAAAAATTCAGGCCTGGGCTTGTAAAGTTCTGGGTTCCCGACATTCCGCCGTAAAACAATCGCCACTCGCCTTCGTGTTTGATCCACGCAGCTTTTATGGCGCGAGCAATCCCATTGATTTTGGGCGCGATTACTTTGACCGGCCGCCAAATGCCGTTGACGTTGACGTAGAGCTTTCCCATTAGTATTGGTACCAAATATCGCCGTCGTTACCGCCAGATGGTGCGCTGGTAGAGACAGTACGCGTTCCAAAGCCGTTACTTCCGGACGCGATTGCAAAAGTCCGGTTTCCAGACAAATCCCCGCCGCCTGTTAGTCCAGCGCCAGCGGTCAAAACAAGCGTTTTATCCGCCTTTGTTTCGCCATTGGCTGTGACCACGGCATCGACGGTATCGTCTACATAGCGCTTTGTTGCGGCTTCCAGATCGGTTTCCGGGTCATCTGCCAGCGTTATAGGCCCCGTCATCGTGCCGCCTGATCTTTGTAGGGCTGCGTCGGCCGTTGCGTTTGCCGCGTCTACCTCTGATCGTATGCTTTCAAATTCCTCCATAAATGATCCGGCTGTGTACCGGATCTCAACTCTGTCTCCCGCCAGAAGCGTTAGTGCCTGCGTTCCTTCTTGGGCGCGCTGAACAGTCAGAGTGTCCGATGATCGAGCCGTGATCTTGACGATCTCAATGGCCGCGTCTGAGGCCCTGATGATGGTCGCAAAGGAGAAATCTCCCGCGCTAAGCGCCGGAAACCTTGATCCGTCTCCGGTAGTCAGAATAAACGTGGTGTCTGAACTTGATCGGTTTGACGCCAGCCGACCAATGGCGTTGTTGGTGAGTTTGAGTCCCATTATTTGTCCCTTACGCGAACTTTGAATTCAACCTGGCCGGTGCGGCCCCCAGTAGTTTCAACCGTGACTTCGACTTTGTAGGTAATGCCGGTCGTGCCTCCGGCGAGCCAGACCTTGACGAGGGCAGGGTCAACATCGATTGTCTGGACGGTCAGTGACCCGGTAGGCGTGACGGCCGCCTCGGCCGAGGTGATCTGGTCGTCCACGAGCCAGCGCTCAAAGTCGATGTCGTAATCAAGGACCTCGACTGGTTGTTTTTCCGCTATGCCAAGCATTACGCCTCCAACTCTCTCGATTCACGACGACGGCTCATGTCGCGCAGGTTTTCGGGAACCACGAATCTGTTGTTTCTGGCTCCGACAATGAATGTCTGCGTCCGGTCCAAATCTTCCTCGGGCGCGACAAAGGCTGATGCTCTCTTTTTTACCACAAAGTCACGACTTTCGCGATAAGCAATCAGCCTTCTTTCTGCTGGAGCGATGGTGTAGATCCGTCCCAAACCGTCCACTGCAATGACAATTACACTGTCCCCGCTTTGCTTCATCTCGAGGTAGCCAAGGCCCAGTGCGCTCAGCGCAATCAATGGCGAGCCAAAAGCCTCAATCTCGATCTGGTAGCCGGACGAAAGCGCCGTGACGTCAATGCTTGATGCGCCCGAGCCAGATAAATCAACAACACCGGACCCCGCAGCCGTAAGCAAGATGTCAGATTCACCACGCGGCATGAGCTCGGAATAGGCCGTGGCCTGCGATGACACGCCAATCGCTGCGGAGGTGATTGCATAAAGCTCGCTGTAGGGCGCACCGGAAGCCAGGACGGCGACACTAGCCGCGCTGTCAGCAGCGACTTCAATTTCTGCCAATCCATCTGAAAGAATAATTGCTACAGCAGATCCAGACAAAAACGACTCTAAGAATACTGATCCAGACGATAGCGCGGCAATGGTTGCGTTACCTGCCGAAAAAAACTCGGCTTTAGGGATTGCTTCGGAAGCAACAGCAATCGATGCCGAGCTTTCGGCAAAAAAATCTGATCCAGCAGAGCCGTTGATTGCGGCCCCGTTGATTGCAAACGAGTTAAAAGAGCCGCTCACGATTTACCTTGTCAGGCTACTGTGACCGTCAATGAGCCGATGTCAAAAATGAGCCGATCGCCTGGGCGCAGTGTTCGCGATGCCGATAGTGGCGCGTGGACAAGTGCGTTGCCACCAGTACTGTCGGTAAACACGATGAAATGCGTCACGGTAAGATCCGCTGTGCCGTCATAGGCCGGGAAGGTGAGTTTGTTGGCGTTGGTTGTAACGCCGGCCGTAGAGCCAGGATCGGACCATCCGCTGCCCGCAGCGCCCGCTCCGTCGGCGGCCTGCCGAAGGTAGGCCGGAAAATCGCCGGTTGTGACCTCGTTTGAGCCGGTGTCGGTTGGGTTGGCCGTGGCCAGAGCAACGTAGGTCGCTTGCCCTCGCAAGAAGGTGTTGATGATCTGCTGCTCTAAATAATTGGTCGCGTTAGACATAGTGGCCTCTTAAAAGACAGTTGCCTTGGTTCTTGCCGGTGCGCGTTGCTGGCCGGTCAGACCCTTGGACGAAAGTTTGTCGAGCTTTGCCTGGAAGGCAGACCCAAAGGCCGCGCCGAGCTCGGGATTAGTGAATGACTGGTTGGGGATCAGAAGGACGCGACCAAGAGCGCCATAGGCGATGGTTTCGCGGTGCTGATCGACCATCCAATCCGGAACTTCGTCGGCGTCATGAGATGGCTTGAGCCACAGGTCCACTTTGACGGCGCCTGCTTCTTGAGGCACCAGGCGGATCGTGTTGGGCTCGATCTGAGTGACGTACTTGGGCAACCCGGATAACTCTCCGGAGCGCCAGCCGCGCATGTGATCGTCGAGCCACGACGTCGTGGCCGGATCAAGCTTTTGGCCATTGAAGAACACGGCCTCGATCTCATGGATTTCTGAGGATGCCGGCGCAAAAATAGCCTCGCAATCGCTTGCCGACGCCTGAAACTCGTCCTCGTATCGCCACAGCCGGGTGCGCTCGCAAAACTCGATGGCAGCCTGCCTAAGCGCGAAGTACATCGTCGGGTCCGCACAGCCCGGCGCATAAAGCTTGATGTTCGCGGAGAAGTCGTCGAGGCTTTTCATACGCTATTCGTGGGCTGGTTTGGGGAGGAAGCGGCTTCTGACTGGTTCTTGACGCCGAGCGACGCCTCGAACGCCTGGTAGAAGGCGGCGGCAACGGCCGGAGCAGCGTACTCGCTGTCTTTGCTGTTGCAGCGATAGGCGACGTAGTTCACGACGGGCTCGAGGTACTCCATGCCGATATCAAGAGTGCCAGTGATCGCCGTCTCGGCTATGGCACTGGGTAGCTCTGCATGCAGGATCTCAACCTTGGTTCCGGCCAGCGCGGGCGGGTAGCAATAGAAGATGCTCGGCGCGCGATCATCGAAGGTGTAATGCTTAATCTCGGCCTTCTTCTTGCTCGTGTGCCAATCGGGGTCGGTGTCGTCGAGAAGCTGCCTGTCTGTGCGGCGAACGGCTTTGCCGGGCGCATTATTGGCGCCAATGTTGCGCACGACGTCGAGAAGCATAGACCCCGAGGCAGGAATGGCCTGCTTTGTGCCCTCAATGAGGGTTAAGACTACGCTCTTGGAAAACGCCGATGGCTTACGGGTAAGAATTGCCCCCATGGCTTCGTTCATCCACCGGATGCGCTCACTAGCTGTCCAGCGGATGCGATCCGGATCTGTCAGCAGATCGTCGGTCCTCGTGAGAACGTCGGCCACCGGCAGCATGGATTACTCCGCCAGCTTTTGCCGGATCGCGTCGAGACTCAGCTTGTGGTGCGGAGCCTTGCCAAATTTCTCTTTGTACTGTTCGGACAGCGCCAGGCGCTCGTCTTTGGTGTCCACGTCTCCGTCTTTGTCGAGATCTTCGATTGTGGCGGGTTCGCCATAGATGCGGTAGGCGTCATCAATCGACAGGAAACGCTGGATGTGTTCGTTTTTGGTGACTTCTGCGACATGAGCGCCGTCGGGTTGAGGCGCAAAGTGGTATTCAATTCCGTCAATGTCGGCCTTTGTGCCACCCGGCCGCTTCAAGATGCACTCGATTTTCATGGTCTCTCCTTTTAAGCGGGAGGAACCCGAAGGCTCCCCCCGTACTTCAGTCAGCTAACCCGCTTAGAACTGGACTTCGGGATCAGCAGCGTCCATGAACACGCGCAGGCGAATGCGGCCTGCGGCAGCCGTGGCGGCAGCAGCTTGGAACTTCACGCCAATCGATCGGTCGGCGGCGGTCGGCTTGATCAAGAAGCCGTCCTTCTTCGACATGCGGGTAGGCGTGCCGCCCTGAGCTGCGGTCGAGGCTGCAAAGAGCTCGCTGCCGCAGGTGCGTGCGGTTTCCGTATCGCCAGGCGTGCCGGACATGATGCCGACATCCAGGGCGATGGTGGGAGACACGTTCGTATCGAGATCGTCGGGGATCAGAATCGCGTCCACAACCGTATGGTTGGCGGGCAGAATGCCGATGTCGATGATGTCGTTCAGAACGATCTGGGCCGCCGTCACGTCAACGAAGTAATCGTTGGTGATGACGTCACCAGCGCACTCGCCGGTTACGGCGGTGGTGGTGTACTTAGTGAACTTCGATGCAAGGATAGCCATTTAGTACCCCCTATTAGGCTGCGTTCGGATCTTTGGACGCGGAATCGATGCTAATCACACCGAAGTCCTTGCCATTGAACCGAGTTTTCTTGATGCCACCAATGAAACCGGAGGCGACTGTGGGCTCGTTGCCGTAGTCCTTGGTGTTTTCTTCCCAAGAGTAGCGAAGGCCACCCGAGGTACCGAAAGCCACCACTGCGGCCTGGCGACCCAAAAGCAGAGCGCGAGCTGCGTTCACGTTGTTGCCCGAACCGTAATTGCCAAAGCGGATCACGTTGCGGTGCTTGTGAAGCACTGCGCCACCGATCATGCCCAAGCCACCCTTGAAGATCGGGTTGTTGCGGCCTTCGGCGCCGGCAGCGGCCTTCTGGATGTCAAGCCAGCCGGTCGTGTCAGCCACGCGCAGGTCATAAGCCTGGTCTGGGTTCATCAGGACCACGTACTGCTCCTCGGAGCCGTTCATCACGGGCACCATGTTGGCAGTCTGAGGATTGCGGGCCTGCATCATCTCGGCCTTGTTCAAGGCCTTCTCGATGGTAGCCTTCACCATCTTGTCGTTGGCGGTGAGCGAACCCTTGGAGGTTGCGGCGCCAGCGAAGATGATGTGGTCTGCATCGGGAGCCTGGAAGGCGTTGCCTGCAAAGCCGGTGTAGGTCGTGTCCTCGATGAAGTCCTCGTTGATGCCACGGGCACCGGAGAGGTACATGAAGAACAACTCGTCCATCAGGCGGGCGAAGTAGTCACCGAGACGCGACTTAGCGATGGCTCGCATATCGTGAGCGGTGCGCTTACGGCTCATCTTGCCACCGGCAGACGCGGCGTGACGCACCTGGTCGATAATCACTTCGTCAGTGTAGAACTTGAGGCTTTCCTCTTTGCCCTCGAGGCGGCTGTCGCCATACGTAGGCTTGTTGCGCATCTGAACGCAGAGGTCGAAAGAGATCCGGTCGCCAGCGTCACCTTCCAGCTCAGTCTTGCGCTGGATGATGCTGTTGTCGTCGGTGCCGATAAAACGATTCTCGAAGTACGATTTCTTGCGGGTATCAACCGCAAGGTTCGCGCTCCACTTCTTTTGTGCCTTTGGATCGCCAAAGGCTACGACGGTAGTTCCCATGTTGGAGTGCCCTCATAAAGATTGATGAAATTAACCCTCTGTGTCGGCACTCCTGCGCAGACGGTTCTATTTTCCACCATACGGTTAGATTATGCAACCAGTTTACGCAATTGAATAAAGCTATGGCTTGCCGGTAATGCCCCCCGAGGCTGCAAATTGCGCTGTGGTTGGCCTGGCAACCCGGATCACCGGCACCGACTTGTCGGCGTCAATGGCAATCCGGGCGATCTTGCCTGACTTTTCCTCGAGCGTAATAACGGCCAGACTGCCTATTGAGACACTTTCGCCAGGTTTGAGCTCGATCTTGAGCATGCGATCCCTAGCCAATGGCCTTTTTTAGAACGTAGCCCTCGAGCTCCCACAGTTTCTTGCGAGCCTCGGTCTTGGCGTTGCTGATCGCGATGGCTTCACCGATCTCAGCGTCGAAGTTTTCCCGGCTTGCGGCTGCCGAGTGTCCGACGGCCACCACAAACCCATTGGGCAGGATGGCCGCGGCCACGGTGCTCGTCGTGCCGGGAAAGCGGTGTGTTTGAAAGATCAGGCTGTCCACCAGGGCATTGACCTGCTCTGGCGTGACGCGAGGGGCGGTAAGCCCCTTCGCCTGGATGGCTTCCTCAATCTTGGCGTCGCCAAGCCGTCCGTCGAGTTTCTGGTTCATGTCGATAACCTTCATGGCTGCTCTCCCACGAGCACCCAATCATCGCTCAGCATGTCGGTCTGGCTTGCAAGCCATGGCACAAGCTTGTTGTCCGCCGTTTTCATGACGATGAAGGGCAGGACTTCATAGCCGTGGCCCTTGTGCTCGAACTTAACCGTCGGAGCCTGATTCCAGTTTTCCAGGCGCAAAAACATGCCCCTGCCGTTCCATCCAAGCCGGGCCACCTGAGCGCCCTTCTTGAGAAGGGCCAGAGCGTCGCCAAAATTCAAAAGGTCGTTCATGTCGTCCCCTTATGCCGATGCCAGGTAGGAATTGCGTTCTTCCTCGGGGAGCTTCATCAGAGCTTCCTCGTAGGCGAGCGGGTTGGTCTGGGCCAGGCGGTCCAAAGCTGCGTACTTGCCGCCCGTCACGTCATTGGCGTCGGCTGCCGGTACGTTGTGGATGCTCGGCGGAAGATCGGCCTTGGGCGGCTTGGCGTCAGGCTTGACGTCCTTCTGAGGCTCAGGCTTTGCCAGGTTGAAAGCCGCGGCGAGGTTCTCGTGCGCCTTGGCCAGGATCTTGGCGCCGGTAAGGGTCTTGCCTTCCTCGCTGTTGGCCACGTCCCGGACTTCCTGATCGAGAGCGCGATAAAGGCGCTGGTTGTCCTTGTAGACCGGATTGGCATCGATAAAGGCGTTGACCGTGGTGAGCCATTCGTTCTTGAGGCGCTGCTGCTCCATCTCAGCGGCCAGCGTAGCCCGCTCGAGGGCTCGCTCGATCTCGCGCTCCTGCTTGGAAAGCGCATCAAGCTGCTGCTGATACTCCTTGGCGGTGATGTCGCCGTCGTCAAACTGGGTAATCAGTTCCTCTTTCTTGGTCGAAATCTCTTTGAGCTTGTCGTCGGCGTCGGCCGGAGGCTCGACTACGAGGATCGGAGCCCCTTGTTGGGCTGCCATTTCCTGCTCTTTGTTGCCTTCACCGTCATCTCTTGACGGGGTATCGGCGGATGCTTTTGCGTCAGCGCCATCGTCACCACCAGCGTCGGCAGCGTTAGAATTATCGCCGTCGCCGTCGCCGTCCTTGCTATCTTGGTCGTCGGGGTCATTGCCTTCGTCTCCCTGGCTGTCAGTGTTGTTGGCGCCGTCGTCCTCTTGCAAGGCGGCGCGTTCTTCTTCGGTCAAGCCGTCGTCGTGCTCTTTTTCAGTGGTCATATCAGACTCCTTCTGGTGGTTGATCCATTGGCTGCACCATACCGTTTGGTGCGATAGCCTCGGGGGCTGCCTCTTGCGGAGGCATCTGTTGAGCCATTTCGGGCGGCATTGCGTCCGGTGGCGGCATTTGCTGCTGTGGCAATCCTTGGGCCGGCGGGTGAGCCTGCTGCCAACCGGCTTCGGCCAGAATGTTGTCGGCTACCTTGGCAATCGTCGGCATGGTAATGACGGCCTGGGCTGCCCGCATGGCCGATTCGGTTGCCGAAACGCTGTCCCCGATACCCATGCGCTTGACGCGCTCTGCGTCGGCCTCGGCCTTGGCTGCCTTGGCGTTCTTTTCGCGCAGATCAGCCTCGACCATGGCCTGCTGGATAGCATTGGCCTGTGCGGCTGCTTGCTCGCGCTGAATGTCCTCTGGCGTAGGCTCTGTTGCGTCCGGGTCTTTCTGGCCATTGACCGCCCTGATCCGCTTCACGAGTTCCTCGCGGTTCGGCAGGTCCATGTCCTCGACCAAAAGATCCAGCATCGATAGAGCTATTTCGCCCGGCATGTTCTTGAGCATCTCCGAAAGCTGATCCACGGCAGCCTGTCGCATGGTGGCCCGCCAGTCGGCTTCGGAAATCACGAAATCCGCCTTGGTGCGGGTGATGTCGTTTTCCGGCAATCCGTCGTTGACCACTACGAAATCGGGCGTACCGCGCATGTTGGTGATGCGGAATTGTTTTTCCTCGGTCACAAACTGCTCAATCATGGATAGCTCGATCTCCCCGCGAAGCTGCTCGGCAAAGCGAAGATTATCAAAAAATTTGGAGGTCGCGAGACTGCCCTGCTCCTGGCGGCGCTGCACAGCGACACCGGACACGGCATTGGTTGTGCGGCCCAAAAGCTCATCGGAGACGCCGCCGACCTGCTGGATCATGTTGATGTCGCGGCTCATCAGCTCGAGGTGAGGCGCGGCAAGCTCGCGGTCCACGTTCAGATCGAGGGCCTTGCCCGGCTTCTTGACGATAATGGCGTCCGGCCGGGCGACTTCTTTGGCAAACTCGTCGATGTCGTCAACGGCACCCTCGTCCATAATGACCTTGTTGGTCGAGAGAATGTGCAGCGCCTTCGAGGCCCGCTTGTTTACGCCGTCCTGAATGTCGCGCATGCGGCGAATGACGCCATAGGGCAAACCATCCTTGCCGCGTCGGTATCCCCAGATCGGAATGAACTTGAATTTGTTGTGCCGATACGGGCTTGCGCCATCAAACAGCAGGCCGGTCGTCGTCATGACGGCAACCCGGGTGCGCATCATGACCTTCTCGATCACGGCGCTTTCGCCCATCTTGACCGATTCCGTGTGCCGTGGGTCTTTGTCGTCGTAGATCTCGCCGGTAAAGCGGCCTCCGCGCAGGCGCTTGACCTTTTCGGGCACCCGGTACCAGGCCTCGATCAGGCGAACCCGGCGCCGCTTGTGCGTGACAATCGTTCCGTAAATGCCGTTGTGCTCGCGCTCGAATTCCGCCAGGTCCATGGCAATGTCGCCATCCACCATGTCGAAGCTGCCATAGAGGGTCGAGTCGATGACGGAAAGCTCCACCACGTCGGCCCGCTGCGGAAACAGCTTCTTGGCGATATCCTCGTCCACCCATTTGGAACGAAACACATAGCGCATGTCCGACCCGTCCATCTCGGTCGAAGCACTGTCCCACAGGATGTTGCGCCACGACTCATAGCGGGTGTAGATCGGCTCGCCGTCGTCCTCGTCCTGGGCTCCCGACTCAAGCCAGCCAATGCCGACCTTGACGGCATCCTCAAAGGCCCGGCTGCGGTGGAAGGGCGAACGGTTCACGTCCGAGAGGTACTTGAGAAACTTGGTCTTGGCCTCGGCCGGCTTGGCATCCTCCTTGCCCCTGGGTAGGATCTTGAAATCGGTGCGCCCGCGCTTTTCAGAGCCGATGATCCAGTCAACCGAGGTGGCGATGACGTTGTAGACGGTCGGCTGCTGCCCGCGCTCCTTGAGCTCGTTGGCTTCCTCGGGCGTCCACTGATCGTTGTCGTAATAGTCCTCGTCGATGGCCATCTGGTAGCGGTTCTCGCCCTGACGGTCCAACTCCTGCCGGTAGTACGACAACAGCATCGAGTGGCGCTCGTGGTTCTCGTCGCTGTCGAGTTCGTGGTTTGGCTTGGCCTCGTCCGCCTCTTTGGCGCTCGGCAGCCGGTCAATGGGAGTGTCTTTCTTTATCCTGGTGCTGCTTGGGTCATTTATATCGAACATCGTCACTCCCTGACTGGTTTACGGATGTCCCATAAGGTCACGGCAATCACCTTCGCCATGGCCACGACACCTAATGCTACGACAACAAAGCAGCCCAGAACGCACAGCGGGGCCAGGATCAGCCAATCCAAGAGGTTACGACTGCTTGATCTGCTCATAGTCCATCAGCCCCACGGTTTGCCGGTTGCCGTTGCCCAGGTTGACCACGGCCTCACCGACTTGCACTGCCTGGGTCGGGTCAACGGGCATTGTGAGAAGGTCGTTGAGGTTGTCATCGATCAGCGAGGCCATGCGGTGCGCCGTCACGATGCTGTCGTCAAAGCCCAATTTTCTCGCAAAATACCCTGCGGTCCGCGCCAGGTAACGGGGATCATTGTACTTGAAGGCGCTCGATAGTGCTATAGCGATTGGTGCGACACCATTCATTCGATAACGCGGGACGATGACCAGCGCTGGCTCGGTGTCCTCCTGGTCCTCGTTGTAGAGCCAGGTTCCGTAGATCGTCAGGTCGTGAACGTCGCGCTTGAAGTGGTACCGGGTCAGGTCGAGGGCGTATTGGCTCATGCTGCGTCTCCCACAAGCTCATAGGTCTGGGCGAAGATCCCTGGCTTGCAGGGATAAAACTCACCGGCCACGCCTTCAATGATCCAGTCTCCGACCGAAACGACCATGAAGCCCTCGAGGGTCTCGATCCTGTATTCCTGTTCGCCCCATTTCATGACCTTGGGGTGGTCTCCGTCCTTGAACCACTGCGTTGCCTCGATGACGACGGGTTTTTTCCTGAATTTCATAGCTTCTCCTTGGGTTAGGCTGTTCGCCAGTTGGTTGATTTGCGTTTCCACGTGCCGCCGGTTGACGGCTCGTATCCCTGAGCAAAGCCCCTGAAGGCGTCGGCTCCGTTTGATGCCTGGTCGTGCCTGGGCTCGTCTTTCCACACCGCCAGGCGCTTGTCCCATTCCTTGCGGTAGCTCTCGAGGCGCACGATACCAGTCTTGCAGTGGTTCTCGTCGAACCAACACGATCCGAAAACGTCCCGGACCATCTGGATGCCGGTCTGCACCCGGTCGATGCGGGGCACGATCTCGACGTTCCTCAAGCCCAGATCCTCGAGCATCTGCCTGGGCGTCCAGTTCTTCTCGATGCCGAGGCGCTTGGTGTCGCCGTCGTGCGGGAGGTAATGCTTGCCCCAGACGTAGCCCTGAGCCTGCATGTAGGCGACGTAATGCGAAAACGTCTCGCCGGCGTTCTCGTAGTAGCGGATAAAGCGGTTCTGAGCGCCGATCCTCTGGTGAAACCAGATCGCCATTTCGTCATTGAGGCCGATGTCCCAGAAGGTGTTGACCGGAATCGCCTTTTCCCACGGCACGACGGTAATGCGGTTCTCTTTGCGGGCCAGCGCAAGCTCGTTGACGTAGTAGCAGCCCTCGGTGGACTTCTGGAAGGCTTCCTCGGGCGTCGAAGGGTACTCCTGCCACATGCGCTCGGGCTTGGTGGGGAAGTCCGCCTCACGGGTGGCCACGTACCAGGCGCGTTGCTCCGGCGCGATGGTGACGGCCATCTTGGCCTCGACCTGGTTGAAATACTCGTGGTCCTTGTCCGTGACGATGACCGAGGCCTCGTCCATGCGGTAGTTCGGTTCATCAAACCAGGGGAAGAAGTGAAAGCGGTAGTCGCGCTCGGTGAGCGGCTTGCCGGTCTGGTGCAGCGCTATCGCGCGCTGCGTCATCTCGTAGAACTCCCCTTCCCTGCCCTCGGCCGTGGACTCGATCACCAAAATCCCGTTCTTGGGCACTGCCGGGATCGAGCCCGTCACGACTTCCTGGGCTTTGTCGGGGAACTTGGCGCAGATTTTCCCGAACTCAGACACATGCAGGCGGTGAATGGTGCCCGATCGCATTGAGGTTGCCACCCGGATCGACGAGTTGTTGTGGGCAAAGAGAAGCTCGGTCGCGCTGTCTCTGGCCAGCGGCATGGCCGCTTTGAGCGCAGGCGGCAGGTTTTCGTAGGCGAATTTCACCTTGTCGCGGAAGATCGCCTCGGCGGCTTCCCGGTCCTGGGCGATGATGCCGCAACGCACATTGGCGTTGAACAGGGCGTGATCGAGCCAGACAATCGCAATCAGGGTCGTGTTGTGCGAGACAAAGCCCTCGGCAATATAAGTGCCAGTCGATGTTTGCAGGTCGATCATAGTCTGCTCACCAAGAGGCTCAATGTTCGTGATAGCGGACCAGCCGACATCTCCGTTTCGCTTTCCTGGTAGCTCCTTGCCTTCCCAAAACCTACGACCAAGGAACCGTATTGGTCTCGTCTGGCCGAGCAGTCGGAACACTTCGTCCAAGCGGCTTACACACAGCTTGTTGACGGGCGTGCGCCCGAACTTGCTTAGCCTGCTAGCCTCATCTGTTTCGGTGCGGTAGCGATATCCTCGCATTGCCAGATACATTTCCATCCGGCCAAACGCCGGTCCTTCGACCTGGCTAACGTTGATCTCCGCGCCTGATCCTTTGTGCTGCGCCATGCTGCCTTCTCCGTCCAGCATGCCGCCCATCCAGCCATCCTCAAACGTCGGATCGCCCCAAGGCTTTGTAATCCATCGAACCTTTGTCCCAACTTTTAGCCTTCCAACGACGCTATTGCCCTGGCCACTTAGACTGCGCCACTCAGCCAGGTCGCCAGCCTTTTTGGACAGCCACGGATGACGGTCGGTGCAGACAACTTGGCGCCCGTCGTCGAACGTGATGCGGTAAGCCATACGATGCACTTTGGCCGCAGCCTGCACTGTCGCTGTACGCATTCGCCTAGACTTGCCGCGCCCGCCTGGCGGATGCTCATCGACGGCCACAACGTCGTCACCGGCCTTAAGGCTGTCGATCCGAACCCATCGAAGATCGGCAGTCAAAACTCGAGTTTCTGGCGAGACACAAAACCCGAGCTGCCTGGCTTTCAAGATGATGTTCCGATGGTGCAGCCGGGCAATGAACCGGCGCTGCGCCCGGTTGGGCTTGAACTGGATGACGAGATCGTCCTGCCCGTCATCGCCCTTAATCATGATCTTGTAGAGCGTGCTGATCCGTTTCACCGGATCGCTGAGGATCGCCTTGAGGTCCGCCTCCGTGAGCTGCGGTTCCTGAGTCATCGGCTTACTTGCCAGGCTCGTCCTCGGCGTCATTCACAACCGGAAGCGCCGTTCCCGAGACCTGCTGCAAGAGCATCTGAACCGGGTTCTCGACCTGGCCGCCGTGATTGACATCGACCTTTTCGCCATAAACCTTGGGTTTTAGCTTACCGGCCTGCCATTTGAGCGTGTCCACCTTGAGCCGCTGATACTGAACCCAACCGTTATCGACTTTCCCCTCCATCGTGCGGTCCGGCTGCTCGTCGATGATGGCCTGGATGCGCGAGGCCATGGTGTCGGCCAGATCCTCCTTCGCGCGTGCGTAATTCTGCGCAAAGGCGTCGTTTTTCCGAAGCCACGAGTAAACCGCAGTCAGGCAAGGCATGCCTTCTTCTTGGCAAATGCGGTACAGCGCTTCTCCGGATGCGACTCGAGCGCAGATAACGTCGGCAATGGCAGGAGAGTACGTGCTAGGCCGACCTGTCTTGGCTTTCGGTGCAGCCTGCTTTGGCGCCCGCTTCCCGGTTGTCGCTGCCTTGTGCTTTTGTGACACGCTTGGGACCTCGTTAAAGTACCAGCCTTTGATTCAGATCATAGCTTTGCGGTTTGAGTCGCTTTACGAATGACCGAATCTGGGTGACATGTTTGTGGTGCGATTTGCATGCCTATGGTACCACAGCCATTCCAGCCAAGATAGCAACAGAATTCCACTGCCCGGGGAGATCCATGCCTAAAAATGAAGGGAGTTCCAGTTGTAGCGTGCCGCCCAGTTTTCCGTCCGATGGGTCCCAGAGTGCCTACGGGGTCCGTTTCACAGTCAAGGACATGAGGAACGGCGTACAAAGGATCGACACTCACGATTTGCTGTCCGCCGATGACGCCTGCTCCCTGTTCGGCCTGCCTGGTTGCGTAACTTCGTTTCTTCCGTGTTTTGACCAGTTGCGCTGCCTAACGAAGGATGCCGTTTCGATGCTTGGGATGGAACTGCCCGACGATTGCAAGGTTTACGCCTGCGCCAGGGCGATTGACGACGAGACCTTTGAGGTTGTGGCCTATTGCAGGATCTAGCTGGCGGAGGCGGGGGGATTCGAACCCCCGAAGGAACCCTGCGGCTCCCCTGCTGCGTTCAAAGCAGCCACGATCAACCACTCTGTCACGCCTCCCCTGGCCCCATTGTAGGGGCAGCTTATAAAAGCGCTGGTCCAACGTCCTGCATTGCCTGGTCGAAAGTGCTCAGGCGGGTTTTTCGATAGTACCTAGCGACCATCATTCGCTCGGCTTCGGTCTTTAATGGCCAGTTCCAGCGCTCCCAGGTCAGGCCGGACGGATGGAGGGAGGCTGGTTCTGGCTTTGTCATTTGTTTCGGTTTGGGCAGTCGCGCCCTTCGTTGCAGTCGTGGGTGCAGCATTCACGCTTTGGGGGTGCGGTGTCATCAACAACAAACTTCATGCGTCCCGCTGCCCCGCAGTCGTAGCAATTGCCAGTCTGCTCATGCACATCGACAGAATATCGGCTGTGCTGACACACGCCAGTCTCATGTTTACATTTTGCAGTTTTATCGACACGTTTTTGCGATGTGTTTACGTCATCAATATATAAACCCAACTCGTGGTCTATCTCTGCAAGTTTCCTCAAGGCATCCTGCGCTAGTGCTTGGCGTAGTGCTTGTGTTGCGCTTATTGTCATGGTTCGTTCCTTTGCGACCACCAGATCGCGACGACAACCACGCCGAGGATGAAGAAAAGGAACCCGGCAGGGCCCATCGGTCCGGTCACGGATTGCGTGCCGATCAGAGCGGTCATATTCCGACCTCCGTGATCGTGACGTAGACCTTCACAGGCTGGACCATCACCCCCTTTGGATCGATGTCCTCAGCCATGGCCATGGCATTGCGTTTGGTCTTGAACAGAGCCGTCGGCAATCCATCCTGAAAGGCAAATGCCCCCCGGCTTGCGAACTGTCCGTGTCGGGTTTTGAGCGCCCAGGCTTCAGTGCGGGTTCTTTTCATCGCATCATCTCCGGCAGGAACATCAGGACCACGACAGCAATTGGAGCGATGATGGCCAGGATTGCGAGCTCAAAGGGGCTGTCCTCTTTATGGCCCCAGAAGGTGTCGCGCCTGGCGTAGTCGCGCATGACGCTGCGCTGGATCATTTCGGCCCCGCTCGTCATGCGAATGTAACGGGTGTCTCGCTGGTAGGCGCGGCCGATCACGGGTTTTGGCTCGCGCAAATAGTTTCCATCTCTAAGCATTTTGTTCTCCTATTCATTTATCATCGAACTGATGATGTTGTAATTCTCGGTCAGGTTTAAAATTCTCGTCTATTACTTTGTTTCAATCAAAGCAGAGCACGCAATAGGCGGCCTCTATTTTTTCCCACGGCGGCTCTCCCACGTGAACTTGATGAGCTTGCCGCCGTCCTCGCGCAGCCGGTCCACAATGCGCTCGCCAAGGAACGCCGTGACCTCATCGGCCGGCAGGTTCGAGAGCAGCAGCGTCGGCTTGCGGCGCTCGTAGCGCTCGTTGAGCACGTCGAAAAGCATGTTGCGCTCGAAGTCCGATCCAAACTGCACGCCGACCTCATCGAGGATCAGGAGATCCGGATAGACCATCGCGGAGATCGCCTGCGTTTCCGACTCGCGGCTCTCCCGGTTCCAGGTGTCCTTGACCCTGCGAATGGCCCGCATGACGGTGGTGAACAGCACCACACGGCCCTGGGCCATGACATGCAACCCGATCCCTGCGGCCAGGTGCGTCTTGCCGGTTCCAGGCTTGCCGATGAACATGGCGCTGCGGCCGGTCTTGAGCACGTCGTCGAAGCGCTCGGCAAAGTCGCGGGCAAACTCGAGCGCGAATTGCTGATCCTCGGTCCGGGCCTCGAAATTCTCGAGCGTGCGGTCGCGGAACCTGTCGGGAATGCCGGAGTTTCCGATCTTGTTCTGCCAGGCCAGTTGCCGGGCCTTGCGCTCAGCGAGCTCAGCCTCGGCCTGCTCGCGCTTCTCCGCTTCTTCCGCGCAATGTGGGCACCGGGTCCAGACATCCCCGAGAAAGCATTTTGCCTCGAAGGCACCATGCGTCTCGCACTGGTCCTGTCGGATCTTGGGCGTGGCGTGAATTTGCAGGCTCATAGGTCATGCACTCCAGGCTCGCCATAGTCCGCTGTGGCGAAGTTTTCCCGCGCCGGAACCTTGCGGGCTGTCGACGCCTGCGGCTCGTCCATCCATCTGGCCTGGTTCAGGTATGTGGCCGGGTTCGGGATGTACTGACCGCCGTCACGAACCCATTGCTCGGACTTGGTTTGCCACGCCAATGCTTCCGTAATCATCTCGATCGTTTCGGTCGGTCGCTTGACCTTGGAAAAGGCTTTCCTGGCCGCCTCTTTGCCGACCTTCTTCGGGTAAGCCTTCCAAAAACGGTCGAACAGGATTTCGCTCGCGTTAGGTGTTTCTATTCCGTTAGGAATAGAACTAGATGAAGGTGAAGGTGAAGGGCATTCATCAAGCACTGCTTGGGGTGTGCTTGTAGCATTGCTTGTAGCATTGCTTGTGGTGTCCTTGCCCCACCGTTTTGCGGCTGCTTTTCTTGCTCGCTCGGCATGCTTCTCGGCATTCTCGGAGGCGTCTTTTAGTTCCTTGTCGATGCGTCCATGGCGTAGCTGATCTCCGCTTTCATCGAAGAACCTTAGCATCGCGGCTCGATGCTTTTTCCATGCAGCAGTGGACAACCTTGTGATGTTGGCAAGAGCTTCATCATCGTTCGGCAGCGGGCCGTTTCGCCAGTAGTCCATTATCAACAGCATGTAAGCGCCATGCTGCTCAGTGGTCAGCCTGGTGGTGTCTGCCAGGTAATCCGCGATGTAGAGAGGCATCCAGATTTTTGTGCTCATCGGTTGCCTCACGTCGTCGACATATTTCGCGAAAACCACTCAAGAACTTCGTGATGTTCGTAAGAAAAAGCCTTGGCTAGATCATCCATTTCGCCTTTAAAAAAAGCCGCAATTTCTTGGCCTGTGATTGTTCTTCCTCCCCTCAATTTCGCCATCTCGGAAGCGAGCTTTCCAATCTTTAACATCGCCAACGCTGCCGGGCTCTCGTTCTCAAATCCGTCGAGGCCGAGAAACCCTGCCAATAGCATGGCGCACTCATTCCGGCTTTTAGGACCATCCATTCCGGCGAATGAGGAAACCAAAGAAAGAACATCCTCTCCTTTGTCGTGATGGCTTCCATGGCACGACCGGCACAAGACAGTGAGCTGGCCACGGCTGTACTCCCACGGATCGCGGCCCTTGATGTACTGCTTGTGGTGGACGTGCAGTGTCGATTGAGAGTCACCGCACATCTCACAAGACCATTCTGCCGACTCCAACACCTCGAGGCGCTTTTTCTGCCATCGAGGATCAAGAAGCTTTTGCGCGTAGTTTATTTTCATGCCGCCCCCGCTTTTCTCCCCTGCATGAGGCGGTACTTGGCAAACCGCTTGCCATTCGCTGTCACGTTTTCCGTGAGGATGGTGTGACCGCTATCTCGCAGGTCGCGGATTCTGGCCGCCAGGCGCAGGCATCCGTACTTGGTGAGAGCCTCGAGCGGCGTGATCGCCTTCTTGCTTTTGAGATGGGACAGGATCATTTCGGATTGGGTCTTGCTCATACGGCCTCCAATGAAAAAGCCTTGGTCGCGTGTCTCACCCGAAGGTGTTGGAGGACTGGCGAAGGAACCAGCAGACACGCGGCCAAGGCCGCCTTCAAAAATGCCCCTCCAAGGGCAGCGAATTCGATTCGCATACAAATCATACCATCGGTTTTCAAATCGAACCACCAATGGCAAGAATTTCAACGTCAAGCCTGCCGCCAGGCACCACGTCGCGGCGCTGAATGTCGATGGCGTCGATGTTGCTGTCGTCCTCCCACATCCCGGCATGGGTCAGCGCGTCGAGAGACGCCTTGAGCAGGTTGTCGAGATCGCGTCGCCTGCGGTCCGGCGGGTAGGCGAATATCCGGACAGCCAACCGGCCACTGGTGCGCCTGGCGCGTTGCTCGAGGACAGAGGCCAAGACGGCAACACGGTAAGCCCGTCCGGCCTCGCTGATGAGGTGGCGTCCGGCCAGCTTCCCCTTGGTTGGATGCCGCCAGTAGGAATTCACGCTCGGCGGAAACGGTAGGCTCAGCTTCATGCCGACTCCGCCAGGCGCTCGATGGTCATGGCCAGCAGGTCGAGCTCGGACAGCCTGTATCGCGTGTAGAGCCCCTTGGTGCCCAATCCGTGAACCCCAGAGGCCCCACGGTGATGTTCCGGGCAAAGAGGGACTGTCAGGAAGTCGGAAGCCCGCTGCGCCCCGCCCTGGCCCTCCCGGATGTGGTGAACTTCCGCAGGGCTTGGCTCGTACCCGAGATGCTGGCACAGGATACAGCCGATGTCGGCAACCCGGCCCAAGTGACGTTTGGCGGCTTTGCTCACAGGGTCTTTGCCTCAACCCTTCGATTGGCCTCGAGGGTGCGCCAGACTTCGATCTTGGCTTGCGCCCCAACGATCAGCCACCGCAGCCGTTCTTCTTCTTCGACCGCAGACCTCAACGCATGCAAGATCTCGATGTAATCCGGATCTGCGTAGGCTTCGCGCTCCTGGGCGTTCGCTGCCTCAAAGCCCTTGGCCAGGGCAGTTTGCATGCACAGCGCCTTTTTGGATTTGCGCCATTCCTCGAGATAGATGCGCTCGGCTTTTGCCTTGGCGTAGGCGGGTGCATGGTCCCTGATGAAATCCAGGGCGCGAAAGATGTTAACTTCCGTGTCCTGGTTCATCTCAACCCCTGCTTTCTGCGGATCTCGTGCTCGCGCTCCCAGTCGTCGGCGCAATCCTTGGAACAAAACCGCACTCCGGACCCGACATCCTCGCCGCAAAAAAAGCATGCGCCCGTCGTGTCAACCGCCTGAACAGAGCGTGCCGCCCTGATCCGCAGGGCGAGCTCGCGCTCCATGTGGTCGTTAGCCTTGTCTGCTTCGTCAGCCACTTATGGTTTCCCCCATCATTAGTTTTCGCGCCATGGCGTGCGTCTCATTGTGATGAGACGTGCAGAGCCACACGACATTAAGCGGACTGTCATAGTCTGGGTGGTGGGCTTCTGCTTTCTCGCCGCAAATAAGACACGGCAACGGCGCGACGCGCCCATCACGAACAGCATTGCCAAGAATTACGTGTGCCGCCCTCCGCAAAGCGTTCTTTTCCTTCCAAGCCTTGACGGCTCTGGCGTGAGCGGCCTTTCCGTTCTCGGTTTTTTTGTAAGCCTTAGCCATCAAAGATCGGTATGGCTTTTCCTTCAAGTAACGAGTGGCGTCTCGTATTTTTAGGCAGGCTTTACAAGATGCAGTGAGCCCGTCCGCGCTTGCCCTTCTAACCTGAAATTCGGTTGGTTCCTTGACAACACCACAGCAACTACAGGCTTTCATAGCAGTCCTTTCTTAGTTGCCGTGGATTATACAACGGAATACATCTTAAAAAGGTATGTCAGAGTCGAGGTCGGAAAAGTCCGCCTTTGCCGCAGGCTTTGGTGCCGGTGCGCGGGTTTCTCTGGCTGCCTGGTAGTCGCCTGCCGCAGAGCGCTGCTCGCCGGCTTCCCTTGGCGAGGATGCAAACTCGAGACCATCAACCCGGGCCACGAGCTTGACGCCGGTGCCGCCGTCCTTTTTCTCGTAGGTTTCAACGTGCGGATCGGACAGGATCACGCTGATCTGCGTACCCTTGACGAGGTAGCTTTGGAGCTTCTCGACCCGATCACCCCAGAGCGAGGCGTCGATCCACTGCGTTGGCCGTTTGCCGTCCTGGCCTTTGCGGCCATAGTTGAAAGCAAGGGCGAGATTACCGACGGGCGTGCCGTCTTGTGTCACCCTCAGTTCAATATCCCGTCCGAGTCTTGCAAGTCCGTGTAAGTGCATGGCTTCTCCTTTGGTTGCGCGTTGCGCGTTAAAAAACCGCCCGGAATAGGCGGTGTAAAAAAATGTTGGGAAATTCTCTCACAGGCTCAGCCGCTTATGTTGGCCAAGAGCTTATTGACTTGGCGCACCGCGCTCATGGCCTCCGCCATCTTCGCCCCGATCTTTTCGGCCTCTTGAGCCGACTGGCTGGCTTGGATCTTGGCCAGGCGCAGAAGGCCGCAGACACCATCGGGTGTGGTGGCGTCGATCTTGAACCCCGCCACGTAGTTGGCGAAAATCAAGATGCGGACGGGCTTGGGTACGGATTGGCCATTCTCGTACCGGCACCCGCCTGATTGGGTCAGCCCAATGGACGACCAAAACACCTTTTGCGTAAGGCCGGACTGCTCGCGCAGGTACTTGGCGGCCTCTCCGGTTACGTCCTTCTCTGTCTCAATCTTCATAGATCCCCTGTCGAATCAGGCTTCCCGGTTGCCCAGAATACCCGAATGGTTTGAAAACAAAACCATTATACCCACGATGATGGTTGCATTGAAAGCCCTTCGGTGCAAAATGATAACCGCATCGGGGAGTAGCATGTCTGACGTAAACCGCCGCTATTTTGAGAGCCTGCTGGCCGACAAGAAGATGTCGCTGCGGGGCTTGGCGCAGCGCATGGGCCTCGGCCACTCTCAGCTAAGCCTCACGTTCAGCGGGGCCAGAAAGATGCAGCTCGATGAGGCCGCGCAGCTCGCGCAGATCTTCGGTGAGCCCCTGCACAGGATTGTCGAGAATGCCGGTGTTACGGTGAAGCAAAACGGTGCTAAGCGCATCGCCGTGGTTGGCGCCTTGCAGGGTGACGGAACGGTGGCCATGCACCAAGTCGGCGTGATCGAACGCACTATCGCACCAGAGGATTTGCCGGACAACGTGGCCTCCGTTCAGGCCAGGACATCCGGTACGCCTCTGGACTGGATGGATGGATGGGTATTTATCTTTCGCGAGCACAACGGCATTGATCCGTCGTTCCTGGGCCGGTTTTGCCTCGTCAAGGTCAAGAATGGCCCGGCCGCCATGGCTGCCGTTCGGCGCGGCTATCAGGACAACACCTACAACCTCTCAGGGCCGTTCGCGAGCCAAAGCGTGTCGCTCGATTGGGCGACACCGATCCTGATGACGCGAAACTGATCTTTCGCCCTTTGTCTCTTTTTTGCTCTTGAGTGGTTGCATTTTCGAACCGTTGGTGAGATGATCGCATCACTGCCGCATTTGGCAGATGACAAACCAACGGAGAAAACACCATGCAATTAACCCGAGAAGCGCTACAGCCAGCGTCCGAGGCCCATTGGCTCGAGATGCGCAAGCAGGACTTAACCTCGACCGAGGCAGCCGCCCTGTTTGGCGCATCGCCCTACGTCACCGAGTTTGAGCTTTTCCACCGCAAGACCGGAACGCTCGCGGCAGACGACTTTGAAATCAATGACCGCATGAAATGGGGCAATCGCCTTGAGGGCGCCATCGCCATGGGCATCGCAGAGGACTACGGCCTCATCGTCGAGCCCTTCAAGGTTTACATGCGCGTCTCTGAACTGCGCATGGGATCGTCGTTCGACTTCAAGATCGTCGGCCTTGTCGATGGCTTTACAGGCGACGAGAGCGCCCGCGAGATGTTCCGCCGCCATGGCCCCGGGATCATGGAGGTCAAGAACGTTGACGGCCTGCAATTCAAGCGGTCATGGCTTGACGGCGCGGAAGGCATTGAGGCTCCGCCGCACATCGAGTTCCAGGTTCAGCACCAGCTTGAAGTCGCGGACCTAAACTGGTCGCTGATCTCTCCCCTTGTGGGAGGCAACACGCCGAAGGTTGTCATTCGTGAGCGCGATCGTGCGGTCGGCGCGGCCATTGTCGAGCGCGTCTTGGCCTTCTGGGCCAGGGTGGAGACCAACACCCCGCCCACGCCGGACTATGTTGTTGATGCCGATACCATTGGCAAACTCTACGTAGACAACGACGGCTCGAGCATCGACCTATCCGAAGATTTCCGCCTGATCCAGCTTTGCCAGGACTACAAGGCCGCCGCCGCCGACGAGAAGGACGCAAAAGAGCGCAAGGCCGCAGCCAAGGCCGAGATCCTCACGATCATCCAGGCCGCCAAGACCGTGACCACACACGGCTACAAGATCAGCGCCGGAACCCGCAAAGAGGTTTTCAAAGCCTACCACCGCGAGGCTGGAGAGCGCTGGACGATCACGAAGTCCATCGTGCCAGAGGGCAATGTTGAGAGCCTCACCCCGGCCTATCGCGACGTTCGCATCTCGGAGGCAGCATGACCTACGAACTTTTCATCCTGGTCAAGAAAGAGCGCATCGAGGCCAACGAGCTTAGCCTGGGCCGCGCCGTCGTTACGTCGGTCGTGCGGTCCTACCTCAGCGAGAAACGCGCCTTTGAGGATTTGCACCTCCTGCAAGAGGCTCAGCCGGAGGCAATCTACGATGTCCTCAAGACAGATCACATCGACAACTAATCGCACCATTCAAAATCATAGGAGATCAAACCGTGAGCAATGAAGTCCAAGCCAACCCCATGCAGCAGCTTCGCTCGACTCTCGAAGGCCCCATGCGGGCCGAGATCGCCAAGGCGCTGCCCAAGGACATCGATCCGGAGCGCTTTATCCGCACCGTCGTCACCGTGGTCCAGATGAACCCGGACCTTCTCTACGCCGACCGGCGCAGCCTGTTTGCGGCCTGCATGAAGGCCGCCTCCGATGGCCTCATGCCCGACGGACGCGAGGCGGTTCTCAACATCTACAAGACCAAGGTGCGCGACGAGTGGGTGCCCATGGTTCAGTACCTTCCAATGGTGCGCGGTATCCTCAAGACCCTGCGCAACACGGGAGGCGTGGCCAGCGTCGATGCAGCCGCCGTCTACGAGAAGGATCATTTCGCGTTCAAGCGCGGCGACGATCCAAGGATCGAGCATGAGCCCTATCTCGGCGCCGACGATCCCGGCCAGATCATCGCGGCCTACGTGATCGTGCGCCTGTCCAATGGCGAGGTTCAGCGCGAGGTCATGCCACGGCGCGACATCGAGAAGGTGCGAGCCGCCTCCAAGAGCGCCGACAAGGAAAACAGCCCTTGGAACAAGTGGTACGACCAGATGGCCATCAAGGGCGTCATCAAGCGGGTCGCCAAGCTCCTGCCCACAAGCTCCGAACGCCTGGATCGCGTCATTCAGAGCGACAACGAGGCCATGGGCTTCGACTTCAATCAGCGCGGAGTCGATGCCAGCCAGGCGACTGCCGGGCAGGCCGTCCAGCAGATCGAGGCGCCGAAGTCGCGTCCGTCCCGCCTGCACAGCATCATCCAGGCCAGCGGCGTCGCCCCTGAGCCGGTGCCGGTCGAGGCTGCCGAGATCGAGCAGCCCCTCGAGGCTGCGGAGTGACGCCATGACCAAAAGACTGACAGAAAAGGAATTGGCCGAGCGTTGGGGGATCAGCACACGGACCGTCCAGAAGTGGCGGGCCAA